TCAAGCTTTGCGCGATGGCGTCTGGACATCGCTGCGTTGTTCTTCATCCGCACCACCGGCACGCACCCATTCATCCACTTCGGACAGCTTGAACTTCCACAGCCGCCCGACGCGTTGCGCGGGCAGATGCTTGCGGTCGATCCAGCGGTAGATGGAATCGCGCGTGACGCCCAAGTGTTCGGCGACCTGCTCGACGGATACCCAAGGCTCGGTCACGGCATGCTCCGGATGCGGAAAATTGGATGGTACACAGTCGTACCAAATAGCAAAGGCTCCAATCTAACAGTTACTGGTCGGAAGCTGACATGCCAGCAGGCACATTGCCGCCCGGGGCGCGTCCTACCCATGACGGCTACAAACAAAAAGGGCCGGATTGCCTGGACTCCAGGAAAATCCGACCCTTGTCGTCCGTCCGCCATTCGCTGCGAACGTTCAGATGGTGGAGGTGGGCGGAATCGAACCGCCGTCCGAAGGCACTCCATCCCCGGCACTACATGCTTAGCTCATCGTTGGATCTCGCCCCGGAACAGCACGATGTGCGAAGCGCATCCCGGGACCAGCCTGCTTGATTTAGCCAATGGCTGACAGGCAGCCACCACCGGCGATTCCGTGATAATGACCCTACGTCGCGAGCACGGACACAAGCGATTTCGGGGCTAGGCCTTAAGCGGCCAGAGCGTAGTTGTCGTCGTTGGCAACTATAAGTTTGCGGCTGGATTTACGAGGAAAGCTGCCCCCTCGGCATGCGCCAAGCGATTTTGCAACCCCCGTCGAAACCAGTGCACCCCCGGTTTCTTCAAGCGTTCCAAGGCTCCCCGCCGGTGAACTGACCAAAAACTGACCGGGAACCCGCTTTGCAGGTCGCATCCTACGCGACTTCCGATGAATCGTCACTTTCGGGGGTCCACAGGCCGGCCACCTTGCTGCCGGCGTCCGGGACGATCGACGGGATCCACCGCGCGTACTTCTTGGCCGTGATGGTCCAGTCCCGGTGCCCCATCTGCTTGGCCACCCACATGATGTTCTCGCCGGCGCTCAGCGCCTGGGAGGCGAACGAGTGGCGCATCTGGTAGGGGTAGCGGTAGCGCACGCCGGCGCGGCGCAGGGCGCGCTGCCAGTCGCCGGCACGCAGGCTCTGGTCCGAACCCCAGCGGGCGCCCGTGCGCGGATCGTGGAACACGAATTCCCCGGCCAGCGCGGTGTGCTCGCGCTGCGCCTTCAGCGCCGCGATCGCCGGCGCCACCAGCTCCACGACGCGCACGCCCGCCTCGGTCTTGGGCGCCTTCATCTTGCCCATCACCCAGGCGCGCCGGATCCGGACCGTCCCCGCGGCGAAGTCGACGTCGGACCAGCACAGGCCGATCATCTCCGACGTGCGCAGGCCGGTGGCGAAGTTGAACTGGCAGTAGTTGCGCACCTGCGGCTCGCTGCAGGCGGCCAGGATCGCGCGCACCTCGACCGGCGTGAACGGGTCGATCTCGTCCCGGGCGTTGGCCTTGGCGCGGCGCTTCACGCGGAAGCCGGCGGCAGGGTTGGTGGCGATCAGGCCGTCGGCGACCGCTTCGTCCAGCGCGCCGCGCAGCGGCCCGAGGACGTTGTTGATCCGCTTCGCGCTGACGTCGTCGGGGAAGGTGGCCACCAGGTCCTTGAGCGCGATGCGGTCGAAGTCGCGCAGCCGCACCGTGCCGCACCTCGGGATGAGGATGTTGTCGATGATGCGCCGGTAGCTGATCTGGGTGCTGTGCTCGAGCTCCGGATCCTTCTGCTTCAGCCAGCGCTGCAGGACCGTGGCCAGGTCGTCGAGCGTCGCCGGCTTCTCCGCCACCTTCCTGGCCCGCTTGCTGTCCGGGAAGTGGGTGGCGTAGTCGAAGGTGCCTTTCTCGATCTCGACCTTGATCTGCCCGAGAAGGTTCTCGCAGTAGCGCAGATTCCGCGCCGTCGGCGCCAGCTTCACACGCTCGCGGCAGCGCGCCCCGCGGTAGTAGAAGTCGATCTCGATGCTGCCAGCCGTAGCTGGCCGGACGCCTCCCGTCCGTGAATTACCCACCATTCGTAGCCCTCAAGGTCCATCAGAATTCGGCCGTCGGGCGCCCTGCGGAATAGAGCACCCTCCAGCCACTCGCCGCGCTTGATCTTCGAGCGCGTGGCATCCGGCGTGTAGCCGGTCAGATCGTGGAATTTCTCGATGGTCACGAACCTGGGCACCCTCAGCAACCCTCGGCCTTGTACGCAGCCCAGGCGTCCTGGACCCGCCGGAATGCCGCGGCATCGCCGTCGCGATCGGGGTGGTGCTTCGCGCGCAGGCGGCGGTAGCTGCCTACCGGATCTGCGGGGTCGAGGACGGCGCGCCAGTCGACCGCAGCCGGGCCGGGAAGGGCGGCGAAGCCGGCGAAGGCCCTCTCCAAGATCGCGGCGCCGCCGTGGCGCTCGATCGCGCGCATCGCGTCCAGCGTCGCCGCCACCGCGGCGAGGTTGTCGGCGACCCGGTCGTACTGGTCGATGGCCATGCACTTCGGCGGCTGGTTGCGGTCGAACCGGTCCACCCAGTACACGGCCACGCCGGGGTCGGCGGGCTCGCGCTGGTTCGAGCGCGGTAGGCCGTCGAGCCGCAGCTCGAGGTTGCTGCTGATGACCAGGTCGTCGTCGTCGATGCCCATGCGCTGCAGCTCCGCGCGTACGCGATCGACGGCCTCGGCAATCGTCAGCTCCCGGGCCGCCTCGTGCCGGCCGTCGTAGCGCGTGCGCCGGCCTTTGTTGAACCGTCCCGGCCTGCGCGCCGCCAGCGGCGTGCGCTTCCAGCCGGTCGGCCAGGTGAGGGGGAAAGCGGGGATGGTCATGGTGCGGTGCCTTTCGAGAGTGCGTGGGCGGTATGCCGGGCGTAGGTGGAGACGGCGCGCCAATACGCGGCCATGGGGCCTTTGCGCTTGCGCCAGGCCTTCTCGGCCTCGGTGTCGGCCTGGCTGCGCAGCTGGCGCAGCAATGCCTCCAGGTGGGCGCGTTCTTTGGCAGGCAGCAGCTGCAGGGCGCGGCCGGCGGGAAGCTGCAGCAGGGGGTTTCGATAGCCCATCTATCGCGCTCCCCGCAGCCATTCGCCGAACCTCATGCCGCAGTCGGCCGCGAGGAAATTCCGGTAGCGGCGCTGACTGCGTGTCAGCCTCGGCGCCGGCGCGCGGTTGGACGCCTCCGCCTCGCGGCCGGCCTTCGTCACCGTGAAGACGTCATCGCCGCCCGTCAGCGCGGAAGGGGGGTGCTGGGTCATAAGCTCCATGAAGACCAGCTGCAGGCACGTGGAGTGGTCGTCGCCGCCGGCGCCGGTGACGAAATGGTTGCGATGGCTGGCCTGGCGGCCACCCTCGCCTGTACCAAGGGAGTGCCGCAGGATCTCCAACTGCTGGAGGGTCAAATCACGCACAGCGCACCCTCCCGGCGATAGCCTTTTCGACATGGGAAACCCGTATAAGAATTTGGAGAAGTTCGAGGTGTCGCAAGCCATGCAGCGGCGCGCCGGCGAGCTGTTGAGGCCGACGGGCACGCGCACGCGAGAAGAGCGGGCGGCCCTTACCGAGGACACCGCGTTTCTGTTGCTGGCGGCGGCGCTGCATGTGTATCGCGGCGAATACAGGGACGGCCCGCTGCAAACCATCCAGGGCGGGATCGTCGGATTCAAGGACGCCTTCCTTGCCGACTACGAAAAGCGCAAGCGCCAGGAGCGCTGGCGCACTCTGAGTGAAGCGTACGACCTCGCGCTGGACCCGGGTCTGCACGGCCACCAGCGGACCGCGCTCATCGGCGGCTACGACGCGTACGAGGCCGCTCTGAGCAGCGACGAGGCGCTGGCGGAAACGCTGGAGCTGCTGCAGCAGCACTTCCTGGCCAGGAAGAAAAAGCGGCGGTAGCTCAGCCACGGGCATCCCCCGGAAAGGCAGCATGCAGCTGGCCGTCCAGCAGCCGATCCAGGGGTTCCAGGTGCTGTCGCACCACTCGATGCCGGTGCGGTCAGCCATCGCTGCGGCCCTCCCGGCTGTCGATCAGCGGCAGCCAGCCAACCGGCTTGCCCTTGCCCTCGGTGAAGTGGTCGTGCGTCCAGCACCAGCCAGCGAACTGCCACAGATCTTCGCCGGTGTCGTCGAAGCTGTTGGCGCCTATCGTCCAGGACGGACCAATGGTGTCCTCGGTGGCATGGTCGGTGAAGTCGACCAGCAGACGCAGCATCGTGCCGTCGCGCGGCGCGGACTCCATCGGTCGCGGTTGCGGGGCCAGTGCCGCCTGCAGCTCGAGCCAGCTGGCAATCAGCGCGTCGTACGTGCGGGTCGGCAATTCGTCCAGTCCGAGGGCGGCGCGCGCGGCGGCGAGGGCGCGCTCCAGCGCCTCAGGGGTGATCGTGTTCATGCGGTGTCCTTCGGCGCGCGGCGCCAGCTGAGAGGAATGCGGAGGAGCAGGTGCTCCACGGCCGGGTGGAACCGGCGGTTGCAGGACGCCTCGAGAAGCCAGGGAAACCGGCGGTGAAGCCCAGCGCGCAGGCGAAAGCTGTCCGCATGGCGGAAGTGGCCTTCGAAGCTGGCCATCTGGTTGCGGATCCGGCGCAGGTCGGCCGGCGTCGCCGACAGGTGCTGCTTGCGGACGTGGGCCTGTTCCCACGACGCGAAGGCGGCGCGGGCATGGGCAACCACACGCCGGCGCACCCGGGTGTGGGTCGGATGGATCACGTAGCCCAGGAAGTCCAGGCCGTCGGTCAGCCGGCGCAGCCGGATGTCGTCCTTCAACCGCAGCCCGAGGTGGTCAGCGAGGAACCGTTCGATTCGCTGCAGCTGATCGGTTAGGACGGCTCTGTCGTGGTGGAATAGCACGAAGTCGTCGACGTAACGGATGTAGCGCTTCGCCTTCAGCTCGTGCTTCACGAACTGGTCGAACTCGTTCATGTAGACGTTGGCGAGGAACTGGGATGGCAGGTTGCCGATCGGGAGGCCGCAGCCGCGACGCGCATTCACGAGCTGCTTATGCCGCGGCACCATGGCACGCTGCGCCGCGGTCGACCGGTAGCGCACGCCGTGCTCGTTCGCCGAGCGGCGCAGTAGGGCATGCATCACCCGCTGCACCTGGTCCGGCACAGCCGCACGCTGCATGCCGCGCTTCAATATCTCCCAGAGCCGGCGCCGCGAGATCGAGTAGAAGAAGTTCGCGATGTCGAGCTGCAGGTACCAGCCGCCGCCATGGCCGCTGTGCACCTCGCGCACGAACTGGGTAGCGCGCCGCACGGCGGCATGCGATCCCTTGCCGGCCCGATTCGCGTACGAGTCGTGGATGAAGATGCGCTCGAAGGCCGGCTCGATCCGCTCGACCGCCCAGTGGTGGACAACGCGGTCGGCGAAGTCAGGAGCATGGATCTCGCGTGCCTTCGGCAGCTCCGCGACGAAGCACGTGTAGGGCGACGGCTCCCATGTGCCGGCCGTCAGCCGCTGTTCCAGCTCCAACAGGCGGTCTGCCCATCGGGCTTCGAACGCCAGCTTGTTGAGACTGGGTTTCTTCCCGCGGCGTGCCGCGAGGTAGGACAAATAGAGCTCTTCGAACAGCGTCCGGCCTGCACCCTGATACTCACCGACCACGCGCACCGCACGCGCGAACGCGCGGTTGTTGGCGTTGTTGTTGTTGACGTTGCCGTTGGCGAAACCGACGACGACGCGGCCGCCCGCGAACCAGGGCGACGCATCCCCACGCGCTTGGGACCCGCCTGCGCATCCATTCTGGTAGCACAGGTTCGTCATGCGTTGACCCCACTCGGGGTGGCATGGGTACTCAGTATCTGGCCACGCTGCGCGCCGCCTGAGCGGCGTGCATTCTGGGCACTGGGGTGCTGCTTGCGCCAGCCACCTGCCTGCCGCCCGATCTCGTCGACCTGGCGGTAGAGGTGCTGGAACTGTACGAGGCCGCGGAACGCGCGGACGTCCTGCGCGAACTGCATTTCTTCCTTGAGCTGGTCGATCTCGTGGATGAGCCGGTCGAGCCACTGGGCCTGCTGCGCCTTGTCACGCCAGGCGCGCAGCCCGGTCCTCTGGACCGCCAGCACCTGGCGGCGCAGGCAGTCGCCGCTTCCGTACTTGTGGAAGCGATCGAACCCGCGCACTGCCATCTCGACGTCCGCGCGCAAACGGCGGACATCCTGCACGAGCTTGGGGACTTGGTAGCTCATCGGGCTCAGTCCAAAATCAAATTACTGACCGACCACGCGCACCGCACGCGCGAACGCGCGGTAGTGGGCGACGCTGTAGTCGACGACGCCGTAGGCGAAACCGACGACGACGCGGCCGCCCGCGAACCAGGGCGTTTCCTGGTTCGTCCAATACGGGCCGTCCTTCAAACTCTCGTCGCGGGTGTAGGCGCCGTGCTTGTTCTTGTGGCCGTAGTCCACGAGTGCGAACAGCTCGTGCGGCGTCTCCAGGCGCCAGCCGGCGCCGAGCTCCGCGACCTCGCGCAAGGCCTGCGCCTGCGTGATGCGTTCGCCGCCGCCGAGCTCGCGGTACTCGCTCGGTACCTGGGCTCCTTCCACCACCGAGCCAAGCACGGCGGAAAATTCCTCGCCGCGCGGCGGCTGGGTGATGTTTATGGTGAGGCGCTCGACGTTGAGCAGGACCTGATGCTTCATGGTTGCGTGTCCTTGAAAGGAGGAAAGGCCCAAGGGCCAATTACTGACCGACCACGCGCACCGCACGCGCGAACGCGCGGTAGTTGGCGAGGCCGTAGTTGACGACGCCGAGGGCGAAACCGACGACGACGCGGCCGCCCGCGAACCAGGGCGTTTCCTCGCTGGTCCAGTACCAGCCCGCCTTGATGTTGTCGTCGATGCTGTGCGCCTTGTTCGCGTTCTCGTGGGTCAGCGGCGAGCGCAGGGCGAAGAGCTCGTGGGGCGTCTCGAGACGCCAGGTCGTGCCGGCGGGCGCTGTCTTGTTGAGCTGCTCGAGCTCGGCCAGGAATTCGCGCTGCAGGAGCCTTTCGCCGCCGCCCAGGTCCCGCTCCTCCAGTGCCGGCGCGCTGGCGTAGCTGATCTGAGGGATGACGGTCGGAGTGCTGGTGGGGCTTTCGGTGGTGGCGCTGTTCACTGCGGGTCCTTTGCCGGGCGCGCCGGCGGTGTTGGGTTGGGTAGTCGGGGTGCCGGCATTGATCGCGGCGCGCAGGCACACCAGCGCGGCATGCGCGCGCGCAGGGTCGGGGCTCACTTCGTCCGCGAGCGCGAAGGCTTCCAGCAGGTCCATCGGCTGGTCAGCCATTGGCGTTGCTCAGCTTCAGCGCGCCTTCCAGCAGCAGGAACAGGCGGCGCACCTCGCCGCTCATCAGCGCGAAGCGGGAATCCAGCTCGGCGCGCACGCCGTCCTGGTCGGTGTCGTCCAGCTGCTCCAGGGCGCCGTCCAGGAACTTCAGCTTGCGGATCACCAGGTCCTCGCCGAGGACGAAGGACACGTGGTCGTCCAGCACCAGCGCCAGCTTCGTCACCTGCTTGCCGGCCTCCAGGTGCTTCTCGATCTCGTCGCTGCGCAGCTCCTGCGCGCTGCAGCGCGCCGTGGCGCCGCCCTCGATCGGGTCCTTCAGCTCGCATTCTTCGCCCAGGCTCAGACCTTCGGGCAGCGGCTCGCCGGCGATCCAGCCGGTCAGGACCGAGCGCGGCGCGACCTCGGCGTTCAGCGGCATGGCCGGGAAGGTGCCCAGCGCGCCGCGGATCTCGGACACCACGTTCTCGCCGACCTTGCGGCTGGAGGTGTCCACCGCGACGAAGTCGTGCTGCAGGTCGAGCATCGCGTCGGTGCGCGAGCCCTTGACGAAGGCGCGCGGCAGCAGCTCGTGGATCAGGTCGTCCTTCAGGCGCTTGCGTGAGCGGCCGCCGATGCGCACACCTTCCTTCTCTTCGATCTCGGCGACCTTGCGCTCGAGCATGTCGTTGACCACCGAGCCGGGCAGGATCCTGTCCTCGCCGCCGACGGTCAGCCACAGGGAATCGCCGATGCGGTGCGACAGTACCTCGTGCTCGCCGCGGCCGAACGGTGAGATGAAGCCGCGCGAGCTCATCTCCAGCGGGCCGACCGGCTTGAGCCTCGCCTCGGGCAGCATCGCGTCGATCTGGGAAAAGTCGATGGCGGTGGGGAAGCGGAACAGGGTCAGGTTTCGGAAGAACATGGGTGCCTCGCCGGCTAGTCGGACGTGGAGCAGCTGGAATCGCTGCTGGAATCGGAGGAGCTGCAGCTGCTGCCGCTGTCGCTGGGCGCGTCCCAGCCACCGCTCGCGCCGGCGCCGCCGGACTCGCCGCCGCCGCCCCCGGCGTCAGCAGGCGGGGAGGCCGCATCCAGAGGCGCTTGGGGCTCGTCCACGAAGAAGCCGGGCCCGAGGTAGATGGGTGGCGGCGCGGGTGCTGATTCGTGCGCGGGACGTGGCTGGAAATACACGCGAACGCCTGGCGGGTATTCGCTCAGAGGCGACGGCACGGCTTGCGCGCTATGACCAACGACGCCACCTTGAGCGGGCCGGCGGCGGAAGAGACGGAAGAACCAGGCGAGCATGGCGGGCTACCTCGCGGCAGAAGAAAAATCGGAGTCGCCCACCTGTTCGGTGGTGACGGTGGTTCCCTCGGGCACGAAGTGCAGGCCGAGGGCGTAGAGGGCGTCGGCAATGCCGGCTTCTTCGGAGTCGGCGAGGACGACGTGCAGGCGCGCGACGCCCGGGATGTAGACGCTGACGGTCAGCACGGCCTGCGGCTCCGCTCGATGCGCGCGAGCGCGCTCGCCATGGCTGAGAGACGGGGCCACCGTCCGCGCCGCCAGGCAGCTTGGTAGCCCTCACCGACCAACCGGCGCAGCTCGGCCTGCCGGTCGGGACGCGCTGTCTTGGCGCGCTCGTAGCGCGCTAGGCGCTGTTGCGGCGTCACGGAAGGAACGTGCCGACGGTGCTGCTCGAACACCGCGATCAGCTCGGGCAGCGAAAGCGGCGGCAGCCCCTTGCGTTGCACGATGGCGTCGAGGCCAGCACCCAGCAGGCGCGCGGGCCCGACTGCGCGCCTGCGGCGCACCGTGCGCTGCACGGCCGCAATCAGACCGGCCCCGAGGCGGCGCAGTTGCGCGCTCACAGGCGCACCAGCCGGTCGCGCTTCGGAACGACCCGCTCGGCGCGCGCGTGGTGCGCCGTCACGGCCTTCGGTGCAGGGTGATGCCTGCGGTAGGGGTGTGGCTGCGGGGCCTTCGCGCGATCCATCGCGGCGCGCTGCTCCGGGGTCGGGTCGTAGCGCTTCATGACGCACCTGCCGGGGTTTCCGACTGCACCGGCAGGGCCTGTCTTCCCGCCGCCTGTTGCAGTCTAGGTGGCGCATCATCATGGGGAGTGGGCTGCAGCGCGCCTTCGACAGCGGCATCCGGTTTGCCTGCAGCAGCGTCCGGACCGGCATGGCTTCCACCCGCGGGCACACCGCGGTTATCCCCTTCGGGCGTGGCGTTGGTGACCTGGTCGAGCCAGGCTTCGAGCTTCTTGAGGCTGGCGGCTGGCAGCTCGAAGTGGCATCGGCCGATCCTCAGATACGACTGGTCTTCGACGGCCGACACCTCTGACGCGCTGCTTGCGAACCCCCATGCGACGAAGGTGGTTTCGCGTTTGCACTGGCGGAAGAGGGCCGCGCACCAGTCCCCGTACTCGTTGCGCTCCAACATGCAGCGCAATCCGCCGAGCGCGGCCACCTCGATCCGAACACGCGCGGTCACGGCTGCACCTCCACGAAGGCCAGGCCGGCCATCACGCACTGCGCGCGGGCAGCGGCGCTGGTCGGACCGCCGTCGTCGGCTGCCACGACCGCGTTGGCGCGCGCGCAGGCGGCTGGGGAGGGCGTGTAGTCGCCGCTGCGTACTGCGTCGACGGCGTCCAGCGCGGCTTGCCAGCGACGCGCGTCGAACCGGTGGCTCAGCGCCGCGGTGACGGGCGCGGCGCAGTCCGGCACCCCGCCGACGGCGTCGAACGCGTTCAATGCGGTCTGCGCCAGCGTCGTGCGCAGGCCCCAGTCGTCGGCGCTGGCCAGGCGGTAGACCACGACCGCGGCGCACAGGCGCGGCGACGTGATCGACAGCCCGGCGGGTACGTGCACGGCTTCCTCGCCGCCGCGGGCATCCGATGTGGCGGCGCCCGCGGCGAGGGCCACGGCCGCGCCGGCGCACAGCGCGACCAGGCCCAGCCAGAAGAACGAGGCGCGCCGGCCGCGCGTGGGCGAGTTGCGCTTCATGCCGTCACCCGCTGCGGCTGAGGCTTGCCGATCGCGTCCACCTTCGCGACGATGGCCCGGGCCTCTTCGTTGTCCGCGCCCAGGTCCGCCAGCTGCTGCAGCGCCACGCGCAGATGCTCGACGGCCGAGGCGCCCAGCGCCAGCAGCTGCGCATTGGCGGCGTTCCCGGCAGGGGTCAGGTGCGGGGACTTGCACTCGGCGACCAGCGTCTCGCCGTTGGCGGTCCACACGGTGCAGGCGCCGCGCGGCGCGATGAACGGGCCGCGGCTGGGGGTGGCGTACCGCAGGTCGGCGCCCATCACGCGCCCTCCTGGCCGACGAAGACGTAGCGCACGCCGCCGAAGGCCTCGGTCCATGCGCTGGTCACGTAGTTGTACGAGTCGGTCATCCCGTCGAAGGAGCCGAACTCGAAGGACGTGGCGATCGCGTTCGCCGCCTGCAGCTGTTCCTCGGTCGCGTCGGCCGTCAGCCGCACGTGGTACGAACCGCCGTGGGACCGCACGCGCGCCTTGATGCCGCGGTGCTTCAGGTGCGCGCGCAGGTTCTTGCCGACGGCAGCCTGCCCGCGGTGCTCGGGACCGACCGGGGTGAGGTGAGGGTGGGAGGCGATCAGCGCGGCGACATCGTCCAGCAGGCGCTGGGCGGCGGTTGCCTTCTGCAACGACTCGGCCGCCGCCCGGTCTGCCGCCTGCTGCTTCACGACCTCGATCAGGCGCGGGCCGTGGACACGGTCCAGAAGCTCCCAGGGGCGGATGCCCGAGAAAGCAGCTTTCGGAAGCCGGCGGAACGCGCGGCCGTCGAACAAGATCGCGTCGACGTGGTGCTCGGACACCGCGACGATGAGGCCTTCGCCGGAATGGGAGGCCATGCTGCCGGGGTAACGGACGCGGCGTCCGCAGGTAACGGGTTCGGCCTGCAGCGCTGCGGCGGAGTGCGCCTGCTGGCTTGCGATGCTGATCATGGTTCCGTCCATCCCCTCCACCGCGGCGGTGGGTCTCGTTGGGGTTCGCACCCAATATAGGCAAACCTATGTCTCTGCGCAATAGGTCTGCCTATGTTTTCGTAGACAGCGGCCGACCGTGTCTTCCCGGTCGTCGGCATCCCGGATTTGGCCGAAGGCGGGACGCGGCCCGCATCGTAAGCTAGGCCACCTGCAGTCGGCAGGTCACAACCAGACAAGGAAACAACCATGTCCAGCTCTAGGAGGCGCCTAGCGCCTGTGTGCATCGCGGTGCTTGCGGTGGTCCCGGCAGTAGCGTTCGCCTGCTGCCCCAACGATGGAAACGGTCAGCCGAAGGCGAAGGCGGGCCTTGGCGAAAGCGCACCGGCGGCACAGGACGCGTCGCTCGATGCCGCGTGGCAGATCTATGCGTTCGAGCGGGACGGTGTGAACTATATCCAGGTCAACGACCGGAATGGCGTGGTGCGCGCTGCAGTTGCGAAGGTGGATAGCACAGCCTGGATCGTGCCGATGGGCGCCGACGTGGATCGCGTGACGATCGGTGCGGGCTCGGCGGGCACTGTCGTCTATCGCTCTGCCGACTTCATCGTCCGTGTGGCTGCCGACATCAGGGGGCCGATCTGGTGGATCGAGGCGGTGGCAACGCCCTGACCGGTTTTCGCCGCTGAACAATCGAATAGGGCAAATGTGATTCGGCTGCGGCGGCGCTTGCAAAGGCCGCCGTGTGTTTCGATTCTGTTCTCAAGTTGTGTCCCGGCGCCGGTCAGATCCACACTGTAGGCGCCGTCGAGCCGCAGTCCTTGCACGGAAACGACGATTCCGCACGCACCGGCGAGGCGCCACACTCTCGCGTGGATCTTGTGCGCGTGCGCGCCGCTCAGCAGGTCGATGGCGTTGCAAATGCAACGATAGGCGAGCAGCTGTGTAGCTATCGGGAGCGCATGAACGGGGCCAGTGAGGTGACTATGCACCTCCGTTTGGCAAGCGTTTGCGAAGGACAGCGATTCGAGTACCCAGTACAGGCCTTCGGTGTCGATTCCGAGCGGATAGACGGCAGAGGCGTTGTCTAGGAGCATCTGGGTGTTGACGACGCCCTGGCTAGTCAACTTCATCGCTAGTGAGTAGTACCCGTCAGACTTCATTTGCTCAATGAGCTCCTGATAGCCGGAGTGGATGGTCATTTGCGAAATCGCGAGCGATCTAGCGCGGTCGCGGAGGTCGCGCTCGATCGTAGCTTCATTCGACTGAGCTAGTGCAATCGCGCGCTTCTCGGCCATGCCGAGCCTTGCTGCCCGGTCGTATGTGATGGAAATTCGGCAGCCGAGGATGTACAGCGCCGTTCCGATCACGGCGAGAACCTGCTGGGCGACGAAGGCGTCAGCATCGTGTGCGCCGATCAGGCCCGTCTCCGGCAGCGTAAGCCGAATCGCAAAGTTCGCCGCAGCAATTCCCAGTACGGCGCCGCGCCAGCCGTGTTTCATGGTCAGCGCGACGGTGGGGAACAACATCAGCATCAGCAGGCCTTGCTTGAGGACATGCACGTCGGCGACCTGCACCGCCGCATACGCGGTAGCGAGCGTCAGCGCCGCGATTAGAAAGTCCCTGCCAAGATTTTGAGGCCGCAGCATCGGCTCGCCGCGCGCCCGCCATAGCATGATCGGCAGCGCGATCGTCAGCATGCCCAGGTACTGCCCGATCGCGAAACGAATGAAAAGTTCAAGCGTATTGTCTTGAACCGGTCCGCTCAGAAAATAGTTCAGCGATGCATTCGCGACGCCGGTCCAAACCGCGGTGACGAGCATGATCGCTGGCGCGAATTTCTGGCGCGCGACGATGTCAGGGAGAAGGCGCCGCGCATAGTGCACGGCGACCGAGATAATTGGCAGCAGCAAAAAAGGACTAAGGAATGCCCATTCCGTGCTGTATTGCTCGGCCTTCGGAGCGCGCAAGAACAGGAGCGCGGCAGCGTCGCCCAGCATCAAGTAGGGCCACATGCGGCGGGGAAGGAACAAGAGCCCCGCGACGCGAATGCCTGCCGGAAGGTACAACTGGGAGTTCGAGGAATACCAGAGCGCTATGAAAAGCCCGGCATAGGAAAGGCTGAAGATGATGCCCAACCCAACCCGCGCAACTTTGGACCGCTCCATGCTCTGTTCCCTCCTGACCAGCCGACGTTACAGGGTCGGCTGTGTCCGCACGTAGACAACTATCGCGCCCTACGCACCTGGGCTTTTGCATTAGAGTGCTGGCCCTCTTCCTTGACCATTTTGCCTAGTGGTACCGCCTGCTTGCTGTCTGCCTCGATGAATCCCTGCAGCACGCGAATAAGGTCAGCGTCGCCCAACGCTTCCGCGGGGGCTGCCCTCGTCGCCGTCGTCGCCGGCATCTGCTCGCTATCGCCGCGCTGCTCGAGCCACCTGAAGAACAACATCATGTTGTCCGGCGACTCGTCACTCTCGATGGTCTTGGATGCGATCCACTCATAGGCGCTGGCGAACAACTTTGCCTGATCCGGCTTCGACAGGTCGTACTGGCCGTCGCGCGACATGAACCGGTGGGTCCGCTCCAAAATCGCAGGATCCGGGCGGCGCACGCCACTGCCCATCGCCGCCAGGCGGTCAACGCCAATTAGCTTCACCGTTTCCCTGATCCGATCAACGAGGGCAGCATCCTCCTGGCGCAGCGCGGTTTCCTGCGGCACGGCGGGACTGGCTTTGCCGTAAATGATCCACTCAGGGGTCGTGCCCAGGTACTTGGCCGCCGCGAGCAAGTTGTCGCCCATGATCATCTTCGTGGCTTGCTTCGACTCGCTGTCGTTGAACCACTGGGACAGCGACGGCTGCTGACGGCCGCACGCCTTTGCAAGGCCGGACTGGGTGAGTCCTCGCGACCGTCCCGCGTCCAGCAGCTCCTTGATCCGTTTTGCCCATGGCTCCATTAGGCAAGCCTACCCATTAGGTGAGTAGGTGTGCCTATTGACGGCGGCATAGGCATGCCTATAATGGGCCATGGACACCTTGAAACTACCTGACGCATTGGACGTTCCCGCCGTCGAGGCGCGCCGCAAGTTGATCGACGAGCTCGGCGGTACCGCCGCAGTCGCGCGGCTCTTCAAAATCAGTTCGCCTTCCGTCAGTGAGTGGAAACGGGAAGGCATCCCCAAGGCGCGGATGCAGACCATCCAGCTGCTGCGTCCGGATTTGGTCAATGAACTTGCGGCGGCGGCCGCGGATGACCCCGATGCGAACCGCATCGTCCCCGTGGAGGGCGCCTGACATGCGCGCGATCCCGATCGCTGGAATCCCAGGCTATGGCTGCGCGACTGGCTGTGCCGTTCAACGCCGACCGAGCGCGCCACTGCATACGAGCAGCTGGTTTCGGGCGTTGTCGCCGGCATGGACGAGGCTGTTCGGCGAGGCACTTCCGTGCTGAATCGCGAGCACGCGCCGGGATGGTCCATCGCCAGGCTGGCGGATGAGTTCGGCCTGGATCGCGATGATGTAGCGAACCGCCTGCGCGAGGCCTGCGTGACGCCCGCGGGCACGCGCGGAGACACGGCGGTGTATCGGCTATCCGACGCCGCCCTGGCGCTCACGGATCGAGCCGGCGTCATCGTCGAGCACCTGGACAAAGCGTCGGCCGAGGCATATTCGGCATCGCGCGTCGCGCGCGCCCAGATCGTCTGCGCGATGGAGGGCAGCGGCGAGTGGATTTCGCCGGAGATATGGCAGCGGATCCTCGCCAAGCACCGGGCGCTCGGGCGGCAACTGACCGAGGAAGAGCTACAGGTTCTCCGTGGCGCCGAGCACGGTAAGGATGGTGACCGTTGAACCGTGCTTCGGCTTCTTGCGCGTCTGCCGCTGGTGGATGCGCACGGTCTGCACCACCTCGTGCTGCGTCAGCTGGCGGTAGGCCATGACCACGTACGTGACATTCGTCTCCGGATCCCGAATGGGATGCCGGACCTTCGGCAGATCCATGTCGCCCTCCAGTCGGGCTGCTCGTGTGGTGCCTGCAGCTTACCGACTGGGGGGCGGCTCCCAGGTAGACGGCGCGCGCGGGGAGGGCACCACGCGTGTCCGCCCCGCAGTCGCCGCAGCGGCGCGCCGCTGCGCGCGCGATGGGGCCGGTTCGGCCGTCCTTGGGCTGTCGTCTGTCCATGCCGCAAACGATGAATCCTCCGTTGGAGCAAGTAAATGACGCACGTGTGTCAGGTCCCCTCGGTGGACAGCCAGTACCGTGAGCCGCGCTCTGCGGTGATCTGCAGGGCGACGACGGAGTGCATCCGCAACAGCGGGCACACCGACACCAGCTTCGCGCAGGCCGTCGCCGAGAGCTACATGCAACGCGTGGCGCCGGCCGAGCGCGTGGTCCAGTTCCACGTCGGCACGGACCTGGCCAGCATCGATGTCGCGCACAAGCGCAATGCGAAGATCGTGGAGCGCTTCCGCGACGGGACGGTGAAGCTGCCAGCCGACCTGGAGGAAGCGTGGGTGGCGGCGATGCCGCAGCCCTGGCGCGACGATTGCGAGCGCGAGCTGGCCAGGCGCTACGGCTTCCTGGGCGCGCGAGCGCCGGAGATCGTGCCGAACGCCGGCGTACTGCAGGTCGCCGGCCTCGCGCTCGAGGTCGGCCATACCCTGGAGGCGCTGGCGCAGGTCATGGCCGACGGCAAGGTGGACGCCTCCGACGTGCCTGCGCTGTTGCGAGCGCTCCGCGAGAGCCGGGACCTGGCCGCCGAACTGGAGACGCTGCAGGCGCGCATCCAGGCCGCGCTGGAAGAGCAGGGCGCACGCGTCGTCAGCATTGGAGCGGCGCGATGACGACCTGGACCGACGAACTGTGGCTGCGCGAGGCGCACCGCGCGCTTCGCGAGACCTTGGAGGTGAGCTCGGAGCTCAAGGGCGAGATGATCGAGTTCCTGCTGGACGAGGGATTCTGGTCGCGCGAGACGCTGCGTAGCCGCGAGGCGCAGGTGGCGCGCTTCAACGCGTGCCTCAATCCGAACAAGGCGGAATTCTTCAAGGTGGGCGAGGTCTGGGCGCTGATGAAGCGCTTCGGTCGGCACCAGCTGTTCCTGCACATGGCCGCGGACCTCGGATACAACGTGAGCCGCATCCCCACAGAGGAGCGCCGGCTCGAACTGCTCGAGCGCATCTCCCAGGCATCGGACAGCTTCCAAGAGATGCTGGCGCAGGCTGCGGCGGACCTGGCGCGCCTCGATCGGCTGCCGCCGGCGTCGCCGGCGCTGCCGCGGGCGACGCGCGAGGAACCCGCGACCAGGGCCGTCGATCGGCTCGGGTGCCCCTGATGGCTGGGAACGGCGAGGTCGTCTTCGAGTGGGCGGTCGGCTTCGTAGCCGAGTGCGCCGCCGCTGGCGTTGAGCTGCCCCCCCATGTGGCCCGCATGCTGCCCCACGTCGAAGTGGTGCTGTGGATTCGGGAACAGCGCACGCCCCCGACGTGGCAGCAGATTTCCGAGCGCTGGAACGTGTGCCGCGCGACTGCTTTTCGCTGGCGGCGAGCGATGCTCGCAGGCCAGTCCTCGACGCCGCCCATGCTCGACCCGATGCAGCTTTCGGCGAGCGGCTGGTACCAACCCCTCAGCGCACGGTGGCCCCGGTGAGCATTTCAGCCGGAAGCACCAGTCTGCAGGTCTGGGGGCACGGACACAGATGGATCGTGCACGCGGTCGGCGCCAATGGCCGTTGGGTCGCTGTGTCGCCTTGGTTCACCTCCAGTGGCGGCGCCGAACGCGAGCTGCTGGGGCTCGGTGCCCGCGGCGCGGCGGCGGGAATCTGACATGTCGACCGTGATCGCCGGCCAGTGCTGGCCACTCCAAGGCCTCAGCGTGACGCAGAAGATGGTGCTCATCTCGATGGCCGATCAGGCCAACGACGACGGGGTCTGCTGGCCGGCCGTCGGCACGATCGCGCGCCGCTGCTGCATGTCGGAGCGCGCGGTGCGCAGTGCCATGGACCACTTGGAAGCGGTCGGCCTGCTGGCGCGCGAGCGCCGGTTCAACAGCAGTTCGAACTACACGGTCACGCCCGACAAGTACGACGCGAGCAAGGCGCCGGGGAAGGGCAAGCGCAAGGTCGGCAAGGTCGCGGACACCCCTGCGCCGGGCACAGGGGGTGCGCCCGGTGCAGGGGGGGCGCCCGATGCACCCGGGGGTGCGCCCGATGCAGGGGGTGCGGCACGGGGCGCAGGTCTAGACCTGCACGGGGCGCCGCCTAACCGTCATATAACCATCATTGAACCATCAGAAGAACCGTCATCTCCGGCGGGCCTGGCGGCGCCGCCGGCGCAGGTGGCTTCCGAGACCGAGTTGCAGGCCGCATGCAGGGCGACGTGGACGGCCTACTCGAAGGCCTACCAGGTCCGGCATAGCGTGGCGCCGGTGCGCAACGCCAAGGTCAACGCGAACGTCAAGCAGCTGGTACAGCGCCTGGGCCATGTCGAAGCGCCGCAGGTGGCCAGCTGGTTCGTCACGGTCAACGAGCGATTCGTCGTGCAGGGCATGCACGACCTCGGTCTGCTGCTGGCGAAGGCAGAGGCCTACCGCACCCAGTGGGCCACCGGCCGAACCATGACCCAGACCCGTGCGCAGCAGTCCGACCGCACCCAATCCAACTACGACGCGGCCGACGAAGCGATCGCGTTGCTCAACGCGCGGAAGGCCGCCAATGCTCGATGACGCTGAACAGGAGAAACTGGTGCGGCTGCTGGTTGCCACTGCGGAGGTGATCGGCGATGAGATCCGTCCTGCCGCCGCGGCGCTGATGGTCGAGGACCTGGCCGCCTATCCGCTGCCGGCGCTGGAGGCCGCGCTCACGGCGTGCCGGCGCGAGCTGAAAGGCCGGCTGTCGCTGGCGGCGATCATCGAGCGCGTCGACGACGGGCACCCGTCGCCGAACCAGGCATGGGCGCTGGCGGTGCCGGCCGCCGACGAGCGCAACACGGTCGTCTGGACTCGCGAGATGCAGAGCGCCTGGGCCGTCGCCTACCCGCTGGTGGTGCGTGGCGACATGATTGGCGCGCGCATGTCGTTCCTCGAGGCGTACGCCAAGGCAGTCAAGGACGCGCGCGCGGCGCAGCGCCCGGCCGCCTACAGCGCCGCGCTGGGGTTCGACGTCAGCGGGCGGACTGAGGTTCTTCGGCAGGCCGTCGCGCGCGGGCAGCTGGAGCACGCGGCCGTAGCACCGCACCTGCTCATCGATGGCGTCGGCGCCGCGCCGTTCAACGCGCATGCGCTGCTGTCCGGCAGGGTCGAGCCGGCACCGTCGGCATCGCCGGAGGTCCAGCGCCGCCTCGCGGAGTTGCGCGAAGCGCTGGAGGGCCCGCAGGCATGATCGCCGCCGACGACCTCCGCCGGTATCACGTGCAGCTCGCGCGGTACTGCCTGCAGCGCGCAGGCGAGTGCACGGCGGCGGACCTGCTCGAGCAGATGGGCGTGACGTCCATGCAGCGCCATCACCCGGCCGAGTGCTTCACCAGCCTCAGCGTCGCCAGCGTGGCCGGGATCCTGCGGCACCTGGACGGCCAGGGCCAGGTCCGGCGCTGCGAGAACCGCAGCAATCCGCGGCATGGCCGCATGGAGCCGGTCTGGTGCGCCGCCGGCGATGATGTCGTGGATGCGCCAGCGGCACCGAGCGGCGGCACGGCCCCGCGGTCGGCGCCGGGACTCTTCGCCGCCGCGCCGCTGCCGGCTGCCAGCGCGCCGCCGCTGCTCGGCGGTTTGACCCAGGCACAGCGCCTGGCGCTGCTGCAGATCGAGTTCGAGGAGATGCAGGGCCGTATCAACGGCGAGTGGGAGGCCTTCCGCGGCCGCGCCGCGCGCGTCCTGGGCCTGCCCGCCGAGGGCCAGTCATGAGCAAGGGAAAGCGCGTGCTGCGCTACCGCGATGCGTCGGAGATGCCCGCTGGCATGCGCAAGCTGGTCGCCGCGGCAACGGCCGGCCCTGGAGCCGCCTCCCGTCCGTATGCGCCCGCCGCGCCGGCGGCGCGCGCGGCGGCCGGTACCGCTGCCGCTGGTCTGGTGGCCCGCGGCCGGCCGCGCCACGTCGCCGACGAGATGAACAAGACCGAGGCCGCCTACGCCGAGGTGCTCGAGCAGCGCCGCGCCGCCGGCGAAATCCTCTGGTGGGTGTTCGAGTCGGTGAAGCTGCGCCTGGCCAAGGCCACCTTCCTCACCGTCGACTTCTTCCTGATGACGGCGGCCGGCGAGCTCGAGGCGCACGAAGCCAAGGGCCACTGGGAGGAAGACGCCCGGGTCAAGATCAAGGTCGCCGCGGCCATGTACCCGTTCCGGTTCGTCGCGGTGCAGCGCGACGGCAGCGGCTGGAAGGTCGAGGTGTTCTCTTGAGCGCCGCCATGACCGTCGCCATGACCGTCGCCGGCACCGTGATCGCGCGCGACCCGGACGGTCGCTACTCGCTCAACGACCTGCACCGCGCCGCCGGCGGCCTGCCGCGGCACCGACCGTCCCGGTGGGTCGAGAACCAGCAGACCCAGGCGCTGGCCGCCGCTGCCAGCACCGAAGCCGGAATTCCGGCCTTGGTCTCGCAGCACGGCGGCGCCGCGCCCGGGACGTACGTCGCCGAGCCGCTGGTGATCGCCTACGCGGCCTGGATCAGCCCGCAGTTCCACCTGCAGGTGCTGAACACCTTCCTCGCCACCCAGCGGCACGCGCCGACGCCGCAGCCGACGCCGGATCCGCTGCAGCTGCTGGCCGACCCGGCGGCGCTGCGCCAGCTGCTGCTGGGCTACACCGAGAAAGTGCAGGCGCTGCAGGACCAGGTGCACCACCAGGCTCCCAAGCTCCAGGCGCTGGATGCGCTGGCCAGCGCCGCGGGCTCGTTCAACATCACCGAGGCCGCGAAGCTGCTGCAGGTGCCGCCGCGCCAGCTGTTCACCTGGCTCGAGCAGAACGGCTGGATCTACCGGCGCGCGGGCGGCCGCAACTGGCTGGCGTACCAGCCGCGCCTGCAGAGCGGGGTGCTGACCCACAAGGCGGCCGTGATCCGCGACCGCGACGACGTGGAGCACGTCTGCGAGCAGGTGAGGGTGACCGCGAAGGGGCTGGCGCGCCTGGGCGAGTTGCTCGGCCGCGAAAAGCTGGGGTGGGGCACTGCCGACCACCTGCGCGCGCAGCAGTACGCCGCCGGCGAGGCCTCCCGATGACGGCCGACACGCTGACGCGCCCCGAACGTAGCTGCTCCCGTGCCCAGACGAAGCGCGTGCGCGCCGCGGTCCTCGCCGAGGGCGGCTGCTGCTACTGCACCCGCCGCACCGCGCTGTTCGCCGGCATCGGCCGCGTGGCGGCTTGCGGCCTGGACCCGCCGCGCGCCTTCCCCGCCTGCGTGCTCGGGCGGGATGGATTCGATTTCGATGAGCCGGCTTTCCGCGAGGGCGCCGGCAAGACCATGGACCACAAGGACTCCACCGCCAATGGCTGACGGTTCTCACGCCCCACAGATCCACATAAACCGCGCCACCCGGGCGCGCCCCAAGCTGGTCGCGGACCTGTTCTGCGGCGCGGGCGGGCTCAGCACGGGCGCCACCCGCGCATTCCGCGGCTTGCGCATGCCGTTCAAGCTGGTCGGCGTCAACCACTGGCCGGTGGCGATCGAGACGAACAAGCGCAACCACGCCGAGCACGCGGATCGCATCCACTGCGCCGACCTGGAGAGTGCGCGCCCAATCCAACTGGTGCCCGAGGGGTACCTCGACCTGCTGATGGCGGCGCCGGCATGCACGTTCCACAGCCGCGCGCGCGGCGGCAAGCCGGTCAACGACCAGCAGCGCATGGACCCGTGGCACGTCGTGCGCTGGTGCACCGAGCTGCGGGTGAAGCGCATCCTGGTGGAGAACGTGCCCGAGTTCATGGACTGGGGCCCGTGCAGCATGGTCACCGGCCGGCCGATCCCGAGCCGCAAGGGCGAGTACTTCCGCGCTTGGGTCGCCGCGTTGCGCTCTGTCGGCTTCCGTCTGGACTGGCGCGTGCTGTGCGCGGCGGACTATGGCGACGCCACGACCCGCCGCCGTTTCATCTTGATCGGCCGCAGCGACGGCAAGCCGCTGCGCTGGCCCGAGCCCACCTATGCCGCCGAACCGAACACGGACCTGCTCGGTAGCCGGAAGCGCTGGCGCGCCGCCGCGGACATCATCGACTGGCAGCGGGAAGGCGGCAGCATCTTCACCCGCAAGAAGCCATTGGCGCCGAACACGCTGCGGCGCATCCTGGCTGGCGCCGAGCGCTACGGATGGCCGCAGCCCTACGTCGACGCGCTGCGTGCGCTCCTGGATGGCCGCGAGCCGATCCTGGACGTCCCCGCCGAGCAAGCGGCGCCCATGCTCGTGCACTTCCGCGGGACCGGTGCGCACGCGCTGGAGAACACCGCGCGTCCAGTGGACGGCCCACTGCCTACCCTGACCGCCGGCGGAGGGCACGTTGGGCTGGTGATGGCCACCGCCAGCGGCGGCGCGGCGCGCGACCTGGGCGAGCCAGTGCCCACCATCGTGGGCGGCGGCAACGGCGCGCGGCCACACTTCGTGGAGCCCCTGCTGATGGGCGTCGGCGCCAGCAACGCTGCGAAGCCCACCAGCCAGCCGGTGCCGACGATCACGACCGGCGGCGGCAGCGCGGCGAAGCACCCCGGCAACGCACGGCCGCAGCTGATCGAGCCGCTCATCGTCAACCGCTGCAACAGCGAGGGCGGCCGTACCGCGCGGCCGACGTCGGAGCCTTTCCCTACTGCGTGCACCGCCGGCGCCGGCTATCTGGCCGAGCCGCTGGTCGCGCCGTACTACGGCGGCGGCAGCGGACTCACCGCGGCGCCGGCCAGCGAGCCGCTGCCGGCGATCACCACCCGGGCGCGTTTCGGCATGGCGCAGCCGTTCGGTCTGCCGGTGACGCACCACGGCGATACGAGGACCTACGACCTGAAGAAGCCGCTGCCTACCGTAACCGGAGCGGCACGCGGCGAGCTGGGCCTGGCCGCGCCGATTCTGATGCGCGCCGGCCATGGCGACAGTGACGGCCGGAACCCGGCGAGCCGCTTGGTCGACCCCTCCGCGCCGGTGCCCGCGCTGACCGGCAGCAACGAGATGTCGATGGCCACGCCGGTCCTGATCCAGACGGACCAGACGGGCGGCAACGGCGCGTACGTCCGCACGCCCGCGCAGCCGCTGGGCGCGATTGTCACCAAGCAAAACACTGGCCTGGCCGAGCCGTTTCTGGTGCCGCACTACGGCGAGCGCAGCGGCCAGCAGCCACGCACGCACGACGTTGCCGGCCCGGTGCCGGCTATCACCACGGCGAATCGCTTCGGTCTGGCGGTGCCGGCGGCGGGTGTCCGCATCGACATCCGGTACCGGATGCTGCATTGGCGCGAGCTCGCGCGCGCGACCAGCTTCGACCACGAGGACGAGGTCTACGACTTCGCCGGCACCGGCACGGAGATCACCAAGCAGATCGGCAACGCCGTGCCCTGCTTGATGGGCGAGGCCCTGGTCAACGTGCTGATGGAGGATGCGCCGTGAGCGACTCCTACCTGCAGTTCCTCGAGCGCAAGGTGCGCGTGGCGCCGTCGCTGGGCTTCGAAGTCGCCGCGGACGAGGTGAACCCGATCCTGATCCGGCACCAGCCCGACGCGGTGCGTTGGGCCTGCGCCGGCGGCCGCCGCGCTTTGTTCGAGCGCTTCGGCCTCGGCAAGAGCGTGCAGCAGTTGGAGATCCTGCGCCTGGCGCGCGCGCATGCCGGCGGCGCCGTAGGGTTGGTACTGCCGCTGGGCGTGAAGCATGAGTTCGCGCACGACGCCCAGTTGCTGGCGACCGGGGAGCACCCGATGGTGAGCGATGAGCAGCGCCGCCACCTCCGAGAATGGCTCGAGCAGGATCCACGGCGCGTCCAGGCGGTGCGCTTCGTCCGCACCAGCGCCGAGATCGACCCGACGTTCGACGGCGTGCACCTCACGAACTACGAGAGCGTGCGCGACGGGAAGCTGGACCCGAACCTGTTCACCGCGGCGAGCCTGGACGAGGCGTCGGTGCTGCGCAGTTTCGGCTCGAAGACCTACCAGCAGTTCCTGACCCTGTTCGATAACGTCCGGTACCGCTTCGTCGCCACGGCCACGCCGAGCCCGAACCGCTACAAGGAACTGATCCACTACGCCGGCTTCCTCGGCGTCATGGACACGGGGCAGGCGCTCACCCGGTGGTTCAAGCGCGACAGCACCAAGGCCGGCAACCTGCAGCTCTACCCGCACAAGGAACGCGAGTTCTGGCTGTGGGTCGCCAGCTGGGCCCTGTTTCTGCAGCGGCCGTCCGACCTCGGCTACAGCGACGAGGGCTACGACCTGCCCGAGATCCGGGTGCACTACGTCGAGGTGCCGGTCGACCACGGGGGCGCCGGCGCGGAGCGGGACGGGCAGGGAAAGCTCTTCCGCGACGCGGCCATCGGTGTGCGCGACGCGGCGCGCGAGAAGCGGGACACCTTGGCCAGCCGCGTGGCCGCGGTCCGGCGGATCGTTGCGGAGCGGCCGGAGGAGCACTGGCTGCTGTGGCATGACCTCGAGGTGGAGCGGCACGCGCTGCAGGAAGCCATACCCGCTGCCGTCAGCATCTACGGCGACCAGGAACTCGAAGAGCGCGAGCAGGCGGTGATCGACTTCAGCGAAGGCCGGATCCCGATCCTCTCCGCGAAACCCGTCATCGCCGGCAGCGGCTGCAACTTCCAGCGGCACTGCCACCTGGCCGTGTATGCAGGCATCGGCTTCAAGTTCAACGACTTCATTCAATCCATCCACCGCATCCAGCGGTTCCAGCAGGCCCACCCGGTCGAGGTGTGGATCGTCTACGCCGAAAGCGAACGCGAGGTGCTGGCCAGCCTGAAGGCGAAGTGGACCCGACACGAGGAGATGGTGGAAAAGATGAGCGAGATCATCCGGGAGTTCGGTCTGAGCGATGCGGCGATGGCGCAGGTACTGACGCGCTCGATCGGCGTGGAGCGCATCGAGGCGAGGGGCCAGGGCTGGCTCGTGGCGAACAACGATTGCGTCCTGGAGGCGCGCGGCATGGCCGAGGACAGCGTCGACCTGGTGGTGACCTCGATTCCGTTCGCCAACCACTACGAGTACAGCCCCAGCTACAACGACCTGGGGCACACCGACGACAACGAACATTTCTGGCAGCAGATGGACTTCCTGACGCCGGAGCTGCTGCGGATCCTCAAGCCCGGGCGCATCGCCGCGATCCACGTCAAGGATCGCATCCAGTTCGGCAACGTGACCGGCGCCGGCGTGCCGACGGCAAGCCCGTTCCATGCGGAGACGATCTTTCATTTCCGCGACCACGGCTTCGACTACATGGGGATGATCACCGTCGTGACCGACGTGGTGAGGGAGAACAACCAAACCTATCGCCTGGGCTGGTCCGAGCAGTGCAAGGACGGCACGAAAATGGGCGTCGGCTCTCCGGAGTACATCGTGCTGTTCCACAAGCCGCAGACGGACCGCAGCCGCGGCTATGCCGACACACCCGTGCGCAAGGACAAGGCCGACTACACGCGGGCGCGCTGGCAGGTCGACGCGCACGCCTTCTGGCGGTCCAGCGGCGAGCGCCACCTCACCGCCGACGAACTGGCGCAATTGGGCCCGGACAAGCTCGCCAAGCTCTTCACCGAATACAGCCTGCGCGAGGTCTACGACTTTCACACGCACGTGCGCATCGGCCAAGAGCTCGAAGCGCGCGGCGCGCTGCCGTCCAGCTTCATGTCGCTGGCACCCGGCAGCCATCACCAGGACGTCTGGCACGACGTCAACCGCATGCTGACGCTCAACGGCGACCAGACTAGGCGGGGCCTGGAGAACCACATCTGCCCGCTGCAGTTCGACATCGTCGATCGCCTGATCGAGCGGTTCAGCAACCCCGGCGAGCTGGTCTTCGACCCGTTCGGCGGCCTGTTCACCGTTCCCTACCGAGCGTTGAAATTGGGGCGGCAGGGGCGCGCGTCGGAGCTCAGCACCACCTACTTCATGGACGGCGTCCGCTATCTGGAGGCCGCGGAACGGGAAATGTCGATGCCCGGCCTGTTCGACACGCTGGAGCCGGCCCAGACCGCAGACCAAGGAGCTCAAGCGGCATGACCACAGCCGAGCAGCTCCAGGCCTTCGACACCGCCGCACTGGCAGCCGAGGTTGCGCGCCGGCTCGCCGCGGGCGCGGATCCTATCGCCGGTGGAGGGCGGCCCACCAGCGACGTGGCGCCGGCGCCGGCGCCGGCCGCCAAACCGAAGGCCAAGGCGCCCATGAAGCCGAAATCGGTGTGGGCCCGCGAGAAGGTCGCCAGCCTGCGTGCGCAGCTGGAGGTCATCCAGGCGGAGAGGGTGATCGGCGAGAAGGCGCTGCAGCGCAAGCAGCAGGCCATCGCGGTGAACCAAGAACAAATCGGCAAGTTCGAACGCATCGCGAAGGCCGCGGAAAGGAAGGGGGAATGAAAATTCAATCGGAGCCGGTGCCGCTGCGCACCGGCCAGGCCTCGGCGGAGCACATGCGCCTGGCGTCGCTCGGGCGATTGCTTGGCGGCTATCGGTACCGCTACGGCAGCGAGGTGCAGCTGCACGACGCTATGGCCGGTGTGTTGGAATCGGCGGGGCTGGCGTTCGAGCGCGAGCGCCGGCTGGACGCGAGGAACCGCGTGGACTTCTGGCTCGACGGCCTCGTGATCGAGGTCAAGGTCGGCGGCTCCCTCAGCGAGGCACTGCACCAGGCGGACCGCTACATCCACCTGCCCTCCGTGACGGGCGTGCTGCTGGCGAGCACGGAGCGTTGGGGGGACACCTCGCTGCGGGAACGACCGGCCTGGAACGGTAAACCGTTCCAGCTCGTGCGCCTGTCGAGGCAAGCCCTATGACGGCGGCCACCTATGGCGAACTACGCCTGGGCGGCGGGGACTGGCTGATCACCTGTGAGCCGCAGGTGCGCGCGCGGTTGAAGCGGGTGTTCCCGCGCGTGAAGCAGGGGGCTGCGACACACATCTGCCTGAAAGCGACGCCGGAGAACAGCCGCGAGCTGCGCTGGTTCCTGGGGCGGTACCCGATGAAGGCAGCGGAATCGGTGCAGGCGAGGCTGGAGGACCTGGCCGAAGCGCACATCCACATGGAGGCGAGCCTGGCGCAGCTCGCTGCTGGTCGCATGCAGGTGCCGGCGTTCGAGCTGGCCAAGCCGCCGCGCGAGTACCAGCGCTACGCTGGCGCGCAGGTGACGATCCGCGGCGGCCTCCTGCTGGCCGACGACCTGGGCCTGGGCAAGACGGTCACGGGCATGTGCCCAATGGCGGTGCCGGAGAACCTGCCGGCGGTGGTCGTGTACCCAGCCGCGCTGCCGAACCACTGGCCCGAGAAGCTGGCCGAGTTCGTGCCCAACCTGCGCGTGCACCACATCCGCAGCGGCCGGCCGTACCCGCTGGTGCGCCAGCCGCGGCAGCGCATCCCGGATCTGTGGGACACGCTCCCGGACGTGATCTTGGTCAGCTACCACAAGCTGCGAGGCTGGGCGGAGACCCTGGGCGAGCTCGTGCAGTACGTCGTGTTCGAGGAATGCCAGCAGTTGCGCAGCCCAGGCACCGAGATTCATAACGCCTGCCGGTACCTGGCGCGCCGCGCCCGGCTGCGCATGGGCCTGACGGCGACGCCGATCTACAACTACGGCGCCGAGTTCTACCACGTGGTGGATCCGCTCATCCCGGACTGCCTGGGCAGCTACGAGGAGTTCCTGCGCGAGTGGTGCATCGCGGCGCCGGGCGGGAAGGCGAGGCTGGCGCACGCCGAGCAGTTCGGGGCGTATCTGCGCCGGGAGGGCATCATGCTGCGTCGGACGCGCAAGGAGGTCGGCCGAGAGCTGCCGGCGCTTTCCAAGATCGCGCACGAGATCGAGTCCGATGCCAAGGTGCTGGACGCGATCAGTGGCGACGCCGTGGCGTTGGCCCGCACGATTCTGCGCTCCAACGAGCGGTACCGCGGCGAGCGCATGCAGGCGGCCGGCGAGTTCGACCGGCTCGTCCGCCAGGCAACTGGCATCGCCAAGGCACCCTATGTCGCGGAGTTCGTCCGCCTGCTGCTGGAGAGCGGCCAGCAGGTGCTGCTGTTCGGGTGGCACCGCGACGTGTACGCGATCTGGTACGAGAAGCTGGCCGCCTACAACCCGGTCATGTACACCGGCAGCGAGTCGCCGACCCAGAAACAAGCATCGAAGGACGCATTCGTGTCCGGGCAGAGCCGGCTCATGTTGATCAGCCTGCGCGCCGGCGCCGGCATCGACGGGTTGCAGCACGTCTGCAGCACGGTGGTGTTCGGCGAGCTGGACTGGTCGCCGGGCGTGCACGAGCAGTGCATCGGCCGCATTCACCGGGATGGCCAGAAGGAGCCGGTGCAGGCGTTCTTCCTGATCAGCGACGAGGGGAGCGACCCAATCGTGTCGGACGTGCTGGGCGTGAAGCGCGAGCAGATTGAGGGGGTCCGGAATCCCGGCGAGCACCTGGTCGAGAGGCGCGACGCCGGCGAGAACCAGCTGCGGCAGCTGGCCGCGCGCTTCCTGAGTGACGCCGGCGAGCTGATCCCGATCAACGACAACGTGACGCCAATCTTCGAGGTGCCTTGATGGAGAACATTCTGGCCGCGCCGGCCGAGCTATCAACGAACGCGCCTGTGTCCGGTTGCGGTGGCTGCGGCGGCGCGCGCATCCGCCTGGTCAGCAACGAGCGCGGCGACCGCGCGCATCTGCGGTGCCGTACCTGCGGCGCCTACGGGCCGGAATGCGTGGGACCGGGCGCGGTGGCGAGGGCCGAGCAGCAGTGGGCCCGCCGCCCGCCGGCGCGGCGCGCGGCCAGGCCGGCAGCGACCGCACCGCCACCGGCGCGCGCGCGGCGCGGAGGTGATCCGTGGAGCGACGAGCGCGACCCGCTGGAGCTGCTGGCACGGCTGCTGGTCGGCGGCGGGTACCGCGTGCCGGTGGCGGGCCGCAGCACGGCGTCCACGCTCAGCAGCGGCGATATCGCCGCGGCCGTGGCCTACATGCGCGACCCGGTGGAACAGCAAACCGTGCTGGCGGTGGCCACGCGCGCCGATGCGCCGACGATCGCACGCCTGTCGGCCCAGGCCTACCGGCTTGTGTGCCGGCACGTGCGCGCGCAGCGGCCGCGGCCCTTGACATTGTCTGACCCTGCGGATCGGTGGCGGCTGCGGATGGTGATCTACGACGCGGCGTCCGAGCTGGTCTGGCCGGAGCACCGGCGGCCGTACTCCGAGCTCGCGCGGGCGGCGAAGATGCGCAAGGCGATCTACATGCAGGCGCACAAGTGCGCGACCGCGGCGCTCCAGGCTGCGCTCAACGGCGGGCGCGACGAATTCGCGAAGCGCGTGTTCTCGGCGTAGGCGCCGGGGGTTAGGCAGCCTTCACAGGCTCGACGCTCAGGCGCACGCCGACCGCGGCCAGCACCCGCTGCACGGTGTCGAATCGTGGTTGCGTGCCCGGCTTCAGCGCCTTGTACAGGCTCTCGCGGCCCAGGCCGGCAGCCTCGGCGATCTGGGACATGCCGCGCGCGCGCGCCACAGTCTGCAGCGCCTCTTGGAAGTGCGCGACGTCGTCGGCGGCCAGGGCCTCGGTCAGGTAGGTGGCGAGCGCCTCATCGTCGGTGAGGTACTCGGCCGGGTCGAACGGGATGGTCTTGGTCTTGGACATGTGGTTCTCGCTTTACCGGGTTATCGCTGGTCCGAGTTACTGGGTTACCTTGCTACTCGCTTGAGTGCCGCCGCTGACTTAGAGTCCTGCGGCTAGGGCCTGCGCCTTCTTGATGTCCCGCGGCTGCGTGGCCTTGTCGCCGCCGCAGAGCAGGATGACCAGCTCGCCGCCGCGCTGGGTGAAATACACCCGGTAGCCCGGGCCGTAGTCGATCCGCAGCTCGCTGACGCCGCCGCTGACCGACTTCACGTCGCCCAACAGGCCGTGGGAGACGCGCTGGATGCGCTCCACGATCACCGCGCGCGCCTTCGAGTCGCGCAGCTTGCCGAGCCACTTGCTGAAGTCTTCGGTCTGGGTGATCGTCGTCATATGCCTATTGTATCCTACGGGATACAGATTGCAACGGGCCAAGGCCCGGGAATCTTCCTCATGAGGAGAGAATCCTCCTCATGAGGAACCGCAGTTGCCTCGGGAACCAGCGTTAGGGTCAAATCCCTACCGTGGGCGTAGGTGTGTACGGACGCCCAGACACGCATAGCCGTCGGCTGACCAGGACCGGGAGTCCCCAGGTCAGCCGGCGGCTTCTTCGTTTACGGCCGGACCACGGTCACCCTCAAGCCCACAAGCCCGTCGTGAGACGCGCCGAGGGTCATGTTGCGGGCGGATTCTCAGCCTTCGGGCGGGGAACGCGGCAGGGGTGATCGTGCTGGCCACCCATGAGGTGCCTATGGAACTGACCGCCCAGAAACTGCAGCTGGCGCTGGCCTGCGCGCCGCTGACCGCCGAGCGCTGGGTCGAGCCGATCAGTGAAGCGTGCGCGCTCTACAGCATCAACACGCTCGACCGCATGGCCGCGTACCTGGCGCAGGTGGGCCACGAGTCGCAGGGCCTGTCGCACCTGTCGGAGTTGCTGAGCTACAGCCCCGCGCGGCTGCGCGAGGTCTGCCAAGCCGCACGGCCCGGCTCGCGCTGGCGCTCGCTGCTGCCGCGCGTGGATGAGCTGGCGCGCAACCCGGTGGCGCTGGGCAATGCGGTTTACTCCGGTCGGAACGGCAATGGCTCTGAGGCGAGCGGTGACGGCTACCGGTACCGCGCGCGTGGCCCGATCGGGGTCACCGGCCGCGGCAACATGGCCGACGTGACCGCGCTGGTGCGCCAGCGGGTCGCCGCGGCCCCGGACTTCGTGCAGCACCCGGAGCTGCTGGAAACGCCGCAGTGGGGCGCGCTCAGCGCCGCCGCGCTGTGGAGCGAATGGGGCCTCAATGCCCTGGCCGACAGCCGCAACGACCTGGCGATCAGCCGGCGGATCAACCTGGGCAACGCGAAGTCTTCGGCCATGCCGAACGGCTGGCCCGACCGCCGCGCGCGCTTCGAACGCTGCCTGAAGGTGCTGGCTCGATGAGCGCCGGCACCGGCACGAAGATCGGCCTCACGGCCGGCGCCGGCGTCGCCGCGGGCGGCCTGCTGTGGAACACCGCGGAGACGAAGACGGCGATCGAGTGGGCCTGGACGTTCCTGCTGCGCGTCATCCACGACGGCCCGGTGGGTCTGTGGGCGGTGGCGCTGGCGGTGCTCGCGGGCTGGCTGGTCACGCTGCGCGCCAGCCATTTCCCGATGCGCTGCCTCACGTCGGCCGCCGCGGCGATGGTGGCGCAGCTGGCCGGCGCGGTCGCGTCCTTCAGCGTGGTCTGGATCCTGTGGCGCGAGCCCCTGGGTCTGATCATCGGCGCGCTGGTGGGACTGTCGACGCCGTACACCTGGTCGCTGCTGCTGATCGTGCTGGAGTTGACGCCCGGTCGGTGGGCGCGGCGCTGGGCCGCGGACCTGCGCGGCGAAGGCCAGCAACTGTCGCTGTTCGGGAAGCGGAGGGAATGATGCCGGACCTGGACGACGCGGCCCTCGCTACCTCCGAAAGGGAGGCCTGCGAGAAGGCGGTTGAGCTGCTGAAGGAGTGCTGGCCCATGCGGCCGCTGCCAGGGCGCGACAGCAACCGCGTGCTGCGCCATGGGTATGGCCGGCCGATCGAGGTCCGCCCGCAGAGCCGCAAAATCGCGGCCGCGGCGCTGCTGGACGACGTCGAGTGGTCGCAGGGTGTGCTGCGCGGCCGAGTGTTCGAACTGCTGGCGGTACACCCCGAGGCGCAGCCGAAGCTGCCCTACATCTATGCGCTCGCCGACATCCTCGGCCCGGAGCGTATGCGCGATTGGAGCGAGCTGTGGGCCGCGATCCGCAAGGGCGACTGGGAAGTGGCAGCGGCGGAGTTGCTCGTATGCAATTGGGACACGGTCTACGGCGCCAGCGCGAGCGATAGGCGCGCCGTGGTGAAGCTGGTGCTGGGACTTGAGCGAGCGGGGACGGCATGAACTTGATCACGGGGCCAGTGGTGTATGCGCTCGCCGCGCTCTGCCTACTGCTAGGCATCGCGACGGGTGTGCAATCGGTGCACCTGGCGCGCGAGCAGGCGGCCCATGCCAGCACGCGCGCCAAGAACGCACAGGTACTGCAGGGGCTCGCCGAGAGCACCGCCGCTGTCGCCCGCAAGGCACAGCAATCCGCGCAGGCGTTCGCCATCGCGCATTCGGCCAACGAGCAGGCCTACCAGAAGGGTATCGACGATGGAAAAGCAGCGCATTCCGCTCTGGTTGCTGGTCTTCTTGATCGCAGCATCAGGCTGCAGCAGCACTGGGAAGCCACCGCCGCCACCGCCACCCTCGCTGGTGAAGTTGCCGCCGCTGCCGGTGGACCGGATGAAGGCGCCAAGCTACGGGCAGAAAGCGCGGGCCGAATTATTGGCAACGCCGACCAGTGCGACAACGACATCCGATGGTTCCAAGCCGAACTGATCGCGACGCGTGCGTTGGCTGAGTCGTGCGGCGTGGCCGAGACCATCGGGCAGACCACACCGTGAGCCTGCGCGAGGTGGCCATCGGCGCGGTGGTGCACTACACGCTGAGCGATGCCGACGCGCAGCTCATCAACGCGCGCCGGCGCACCGCGGCGCAGATACAGGACGCCATCCTCAGCGACGCGTGGTCGATGGGCGCGCAGCCGCACATGGGAACCGACGTATCGGCTGGCGAAGTCTTCGCGGCCGTGGTCGTACGCGCCTGGCCGGGAGAGCGGGCCAACGTGCAGGTGCTGCTCGACGGCACCGACGTGCACTGGGCGCGGTCGGTGCGGCGCGGTGACGCAGGCGAACGCGGCGCGTGGCAATGGCCTTCGTTGGCTGCCACGTTCCACGAACACGTTCCACGAGGCCCGGATGCGCTCGAAACTGAACAGTGAAGCTGAATGGATCGGCCTATTCACGAAGCTGAACGAGGGGCGGGGCCCCTGGGTTATCCACAGGCCACCGGGGGGAATTCGGACCCCGGTCATCGACAGTTTTTCGGCCCTCTAAATGCTCCACCACAGCGGGCGTGATTTGCGCTCAGCTCCGGGGAAAACCCGCAATCGGACGCTGAGCGAGCAGTACATCAGGTAGGACATGGCCGACACCCTGAACTTCTCGCCGGGCTGGTCCATCGCCAGGCTGGCGGATGAGTTCGGGATGGACCGGCGCACCGCGGCGAAGCGGCTGCGCGAAGCGGGCGTTCCGCCCACCGGCAAGCGCGGCGCGAACGACGTGTACCGGCTGGCCGACGCGGCGCCGGCGCTGATTGATCGGGTCGCCGGCGCCGGCGGCGGCGCGGACGGCGTTATCGATCCGCGCGACCTGCCGCCGATGGAGCGCCGCGCCTACTTTCAGTCCGAGAACGAGCGCCTGAAGGCCGAGACGACGACCGGCATGCTCGTGCCGGCGGCCGAGGTCGAATCGGACTACGCGGAGCTGGTGAAGAAGGTCGTGCAGTTCTTCGACACCCTCCCCGACGTACTGGAGCGGAAGGCGGGCCTGACGCCGGACCAGGTGATCAAGGTGCAGGAGCAGTGCGACCGGGTTCGCCAATCCATGTACGAGGCGATCATCGAAGATGCAGTACGCGACAGCGCGTGAGGTGCGCCTCGGCGTTGCCGAGATGATCCGGCCGCCGCGGCGCATCGCTGTCAGCGCCGGCGCGCAGCACTTGCACATCGCGAATGCGAGCGGCGCCGCCGGTCCCTGGGACCCGGCGGTGGCGCCCTACATGGTGCAGCCGCTGGATCTGACCGGCAGCCGGCTCTATGAGGCGGTGGTGTTCGTGGGCCCGGCCCGCTCGGGCAAGACGATTGCGCTGATCGACGGGCGGTTGGCCTACACGATCACCTGCAATCCGGCCGACACGATGATCGTGCAGATGTCCAAGGACATGGCCGAGGACTACAGCAAGACGCGCATCTCGCGCGGTATCGCTGCCAGTCCGGAATTGCGGCGTCGGCTGAGTGCTCGGTCGCACGACGACAACATCCTGCTGAAATTCTTCCGGTCGGGCATGTCGCTGCGGTTCGGGTGGCCGTCGGTGTCCGTCCTGTCGGGCAAGGACATCCACGACGTCCTGATGACGGACGTGGACAACTACACCGGCGATCTCTCGATCGACGAAGCGTTCGGCCTGGCGCTGAAGCGCACGCAGACCTTCATGTCGGCGGGCATCTGCGTCGCCGAGTCCAGTCCGGCGAACGACTACGCCGACGGCAACTGGCGCCCGGCGCACCCGCACCATGGGCCGCCGGCGCCGGGCATCGCCGCGCTCTACATGCGCGGCGACCGGCGCCGCTGGTACTGGCCGTGTCCCAGCTGCGGCGAACGCTTCCAGGCCGCGCCGGGCTACGACGGCTTCGCGCTGCCGCCGCTCCCCGAGCTGCTGGAGCGGGTGGTCGTGGACGATATCCAGGCGATGGCGCGGCGCTACTCGCTGCTGCACTGCCCGCACTGCGGCGACGGGCTGCAGCACCGCTGGAAGGAGCAGATGAACGCCGCCGGGCGCTGGGTCGGCGAAGGGCAGGTGATCTACCCGGACGGCACCATCGAAGGTGATTCGCTCGACACCCGCATCGCCAGCTACTGGCTGGGCGGCGTGGCGGCGGCCTACCAGTCCTGGGAGTCCCTGGTCGAACGGCTGCTGCAGGCGATGCGCACGTTTGCCACGACCGGCGAGGAGAAGCCGCTCAAGTCGACGTACAACGTCGACGGGGCGATCAACTACGTACCGATGGCGGCGCGCTCGTCCAGCGACCCCAACGAGCTGCGCGAGCGCGCCGAGGACTGGCCGAAAGGCACGGTGCCCGCTGGGGTGAGGTTCCTCCTGGCGACGGTCGACGTGCAGGGCAATCGCTTCGTGGTGCTGGTGCTGGGGTTCGGCTTCAGCGACGAGGGCCACCTCGAGCGGTGGGTGATCGATTCGTTCACGCTGCGGACGTCGAAGCGCGAGGACGGCAGCGGCGGCTTCCTGCCGCTAGATCCGCCGCGGTACATCGAGGATTGGGAGCGCCTGGTCGAGAAGGTCATAGCTCGGCGCTACCCCCTCAACGACGAGACCGGCCGAACGATGCCGGTGCGCGCCGTGGGCATCGACTGGGGCGGCAAGGCGGGCACGTCGATGCGAGCGCTGGAGTTCTGGCGGTCGCTCAAGCCTCGCGGCTTGGCCGCGCGCGTCAGGCTGGTGAAAGGTGATCCGCGGATCGGTGGACCCTTGATCCAGGAGACGTACCCGGACAGCCGCAAGCGAAAGGACCGAAAGTCCGGCTCGGCCGGCGACGTGCCGCAGCTGCTGATCAACTCGAACCGAATCAAGGACACGGTCGACGCGAACGTGAAGCGCGCCGAGCCGGGGCCGGGCTTTTACCACTTCCCGGACTGGCTGCCGGAGACGTACTACGCCGAGCTGACCGCGGAGACGCGTACCGCGCGGGGTTGGGAAAACATGGCGGGCCGGCGCAACGAGGTTTTCGACCTCACCGGCTACGCCGAAGGCCTGGCCCTGTGGCTGAAGGTCCCGGCGATCCGCCGGGAAGCGCCGCCGGCCTGGGCCGCGGAGTGGGACCGCAACCCGGAAGTGGTGGTGGGCAACGTCGCGGAAATCCCGCGACCACGCGCGCCGCGCCGCCGGGTCGTACGCAGCAAATATCTAGGACGCTGAGATGGCATTTACGAAAGAGCAGATCACCGCGCTCGAGACCGCGATCGCGTCCGGCACGCTGTCCGTTCGCTACGGCGATCGCGAGGTCCGGTATCAGAGCCTCAACGCGATGCGCGCGGCCCTGAAGCAGATGCGCGGGGAAGTCGACGGCGCCGCCGGCGCCACCCCGCGCCCGCGCCGGCGCACCATGCGTCTGTACCAGTCCGGCACCGGCAATGGCTGAGGTCCAGGAGAGCTACCGCGCGGCGGGGCTCGGCCGCCGGCTGCGCACGCTGCAGCCGGTGATGCGCGGGCCCAACTCGGCGATGCTGGGCCTGCCCACGGTGCTGGCCCGTGCGCGTCACCTGGCGAGGAACGATCCCTGGGCCGTCAGCGCGCTCAACAAGAGCGTCTCGAACGGCATCGCCACCGGCATCCAGGCGAAGCCGCTGTGGGGCAGTGCGGAGCTGAAGCAGCGCGTGGCCAGGCTGTGGAAGCGGTGGATGAAGCACAGCGACGCCGATGGCGTACTCGACTTCTATGGTCAGCAGGCGCTGGCGTGGCGCGAATGGAAGGAGGCCGGCGAGGTGTTCGCGCGCCTGCGCTTCCGCCGCCCGGAAGACGGGCTGCCGGTGCCGCTGCAGGTGCAACTGATCGAGTCCGAACAGTGCCCGCGCAGCTACTACTCGACCGCGAGCACCGGGAACGCGATCCGCGAAGGGATCGAGTTCGATGCCATCGGACGGCGGGTTGCCTACTGGATGTTCCGGGAGCACCCGGGCGACCAGTCGGTGAGCGTCAACGGAAACGAGCTCGTACGCGTGCCGGCCGAGCAGGTGATCCACCTGTACAGGCCCAACCGGGCCGGCGCGCTGCGCGGCGTGCCCGCCTCGGCCGCGGTGCTGCTGCGCATGTTCAATCTGGACCGGCTCGACGACGCAGTGCTCGAGAGGCAGGCGATCGCGAACCTGTTTGCGGGCTTCTACGTCGTGCCCGAGGTGCCCGACGACGGCACCGGCGGCGGGACGCCGATGGTGGACGACCTGCAGTCGGGCACGGATGCCGACGGCACGCCGTTGGCTGGCCTCGAGCCGGCGACCATGCAGGAGCTGCCGCCAGGCTACAAGGTCGAATTCTCCGAACCGCCGGGGGCCGGCAACGACTATGCCGAGTTCCTGCGCGGCCACCTGATGGCCATTGCCGCCGGGCACGACATCCCATACGAGGTGCTGACCGGCGACCTGCGCAACGTCTCCGACCGCGCGCTGCGTCTGATCCTCAACGAATTCCGCCGGGTGATTGAGGCGGACCAGTGGCTGTACATGATCCCGATGTTCTGCCAGCGCATTCGCGACGGCTGGTTCGACCAAGCGGTGCTGGCGGGTCTGCTGGAGGTGCCCGGGTACGCGGAACTGCGCGATGAGGTCACCGAGACGCTGTGGGTGCCGGAGGGCTGGCCCTGGAGCCACCCCGTGCAGGACGTCGGCGCCGAGAAAGCGGCGGTGCGCGCCGGCTTCAAGTCGCGCGACAAGGTCATCCTCGGCGCCGGCGAAGACCCGGAGCAGGTCGACGAAGAGATCAGGGCCAGCAACGCCCGGGCCGACAGTCTCGGCCTGGTGCTGGACAGCGACGCGCGCCGCACCAACACCTCGGGCGCCGCGCAGAAGGATGCGGACGCCGGCGGCGACGCATCACCAGACCCCAACGAACAAGGAAATCCCGATGACCAGTAAGCCCGGCCTCCTGGCCCGCCTCTTCGGGCGCAGCAAGCGCCCCGTCGTCGCATCGCTGGCAACGGCGGCGCTCAACCAGCCGTTGCTGGTGCACGCTGCCATGGGCGAGGCGCTCATCGGTGCCTACCTCGAAGGCGCCGTGACCAGCGACGACACCGTGCTCACTTGCGATCGCATGGTGATCGGCGCCGCGTCCACCGTCACGCTGCTGCCGCCGGACGAAGATCCGCCGGCGGAGCGCGCCGGTACGACCATCGCGGTCATCAACGTGACCGGCGGCCTGGTCAATCGCCCGATGCCAGGCCCCAGCGGCGGCGGACCCGTCAGCTACGCGGCGCTGCGCGACGTGTTCGACGAGGTGATCAGCGACGACGGTATCGACGCCGTCGTGCTGCGGCTCGACTCTCCCGGCGGCATGGCCGCGGGTTGCTTCGATCTGGTCGACCGCGTCTTTGCGGCGCGGGGCACCAAGCCCATCCACGCGATGGTCGACGACTGCGCCTACTCGGCCGCCTACGCGCTGGCAAGCGCTTGCGACGACATCTGGGTCAGCCGCACCGGCGGCGTGGGCTCGATCGGCGTGGTCGGGTTCCACCACGACTGGAGCGGCAACAACGCGCAGGTGGGCCTCAAGGTGACGCCGATCTACGGCGGCGAACGCAAGATCGACCTCAACCAGAACTTCCCCATCAGTGAGGAGGCGCGGGCCGCGGCTCAGGCGGAGATCGACATGCTGTACGGCATGTTCGTGGAAACGGTCGCGCGCAACCGCGGCATGGACGAAGCGGCGGTGCGCGCCACAGAGGCGGCCACCTTCCGCGGCGCAGGCGCGGTGTCGGCCGGATTCGCAACGAAGCTCGGCACCTGGGACGACTTGGTCGCACACTTGGGCTTGGCCGCTGCGGCGCCGCCCGAGCAGCCTGTCGATTCCGATTCTGACGAAGAGGGCAGTTCCGCGGCCGCGCCTGACGCCGCCGCGGTTGAGGCCGCCAACGTTGCCGCAGGTGTCGCCGCCATGGCGCCGCTTCTCGCCGTCGCTGCGCTCTCCGAGGCGGTCGCCGGCAGCGAACTGCCGGCCGAACTGAAGGTCGCATTGATCCTCCGCGGTCCACGAGCCGACGAGGATCCGGCCGCGGCGCTGGCATACGCGGTGGCGGTGCGCGATGCATGCGCCGCCGCGACGCGCGGCGGCGAGAGCCTGGCCGCCGACTACATCGCTTCCGACACCGATCTGACCGCGGTCCGCAGGCAGCTGCTGGCGCTGAAGGCTGAGGAGGGCCGTGCAGCGCAGATCGTCACCACTCTTCCGGCGACGGACGCCGCGAAGCGGGAGGCCGAGGTCAAGGCTTCCCTCAATCCCACAACCATCTACCAAAAGCGAGGCAACTGAGATGGAAATTTCCCGAGCTGGCGTCCGCAACGCCGAATTCCTGCTTTCTGAGAGCAACGGCGAGCGCAGCCGCGAGCTCGTCTACATCCCGGCCGGTCAAGGCATCTTGCCCGCCGGCACGCTGCTGAAGGCCGACAACACCAAGGCCGCTGACGGTGCCGACGCGATCAAGGTGCTCTATGGTCAGGTCGACACCGGTGAAGCCGGCGGCCTGGCCGTGAAGGGCACGGCCGTCGCGCGCGACGCCGAGGTGCATGGCGAGCTGCTCGCCTGGGCGGCGGACACCACGGCCGACGAGAAGCTGCTGGCGGCGCAGAGCCTGGCCGCCTCTGACATCGTGATCCGCTGGACGGCGGTTCCCATCAAGTCCGGCGCCGCTCACCACGTCGAGTTCACGCAAGTGCCCGTCGCTGGCCAGGCCGGCCAGCCGCTTGGCCCGGTCGTCGCGCAGATCAAGGACGTGTTCGGCGCGCTGGTCAACGGCAGCAGCGCGTCCGTGACGCTGACCAAGACCAGTGGCACCGGCACGCTCACCGGTGGCGGCGCGAAAGCGGCCGTAAACGGCGTGGTGACCTGGGACGCGGTCGCGTTCAGCGCCGCCGGCACCTTCACCCTGACTGCTGCGTCGTCGAACCTCACGTCGGCTGTCAGCGACGGCATCGTCATCGCCGCCGCTGCCTAACCCCCACCACTTCCAACCTACCCGAGCCCCGCTGACGCGGGGCTTTTTCTTTTCCGACGCACGAGGAAATATCCATGGATCTGCAAACCCTTCTGGCGCTGGGCGTCCTGAGTCTCGACGCGCTGAACGCCTACATCAACAACCTGCCGCGCGTGCCGACCCGCATCGCGCAGTTGGGCCTGTTCAGCGAGTCCGGCCTGACCGGCACCAACATCGTCAAGGTCGGCATCACCGACGGCAAGCTGGTGTTGGTGCCCAACGTGCCCCGCGGTGCGCCGGGCCAGCCGAAGAACCTGGACCGCGGCAAGGTCAAGCTGTTCGAGACCGCGCATCTGCCGCAGCGCTCCACCGTCATGGCCGATACGTTGCTGAACGTCTACGACCCGACCACGGATCCGGCCGGCGACAGCGTCGCCGCCGTGGTCAACCAGCTGCAGCTGGTCCACCGCCGGGACGTGGACTACACCATCGAGTACCACCGCATGGGCGCGATCCGAGGGCAGGTGCTGGACTCGGACGGCTCCGTGATCTGGGACATGTACCAAGAGTTCGGCGTGGAACAGATCGTGGTGCCGATGGCGCTTGGCTCCGACAGCACCAAGGTTCGCCCCAAGCTGCTGGGCGTGAAGCGCCAGATCGAGGATGTGCTGGGCGGCGTCCCCTACAACGGCGTGCGTGTGCTCTGCAGCCCGGAGTTCTTCGACCTGCTGATCGACCACAAGGACGTGCGTGACGCCTACGCGCGGTGGCAGGACGGCGCAGCGCTCCGGGACGATCCGCGCGCGGGCTTCACCTTCGCCGGCATCGTGTTCGAGGAAATGGTCGGGGCGGTGGGCGGAACGCCGTTCATCCCGGCCGGCGAGGCGCTGGCATTCCCGGTGGGCGTGCCGGATATGTTCATCACCCGCTTCGCGCCTGCCGACTACATCGAGACGGTGAAGGGCACTGGACTCCCGTACTACAGCAAGATCGCGAAGCTTCGCATGGACAAGGGCGTCGAGCTGGAAAGCCAGTCCAACCCGATCAACCTCAACACCCGGCCGCGCGCGGTGATCCGCCTGAAGGCGAGCGGCACGGCCTGATCGGCACAACCCGGCCCACATGCGTGGGCCGGGTTGCTGGAGAGCCCATGAGCGCAATAAGGATCCAGGTCGATCCCGGCAAAGTGCTGGATCGCCACTTCTCGCAGATCGAGCGCGAGCAGTTGCCGTTCGCGATCGTCCAAGCGTGCAATGCAACCGCCTATGAGATTCGGGAGTTGTGGAAGCGCACCGCGCCCCGCGTATTCGATCGGCCGGCGCCTCTGACGCGCAATGCGGCTCTCTACCGCAAGGCTACGAAGAGCAGGTTGTATGCGGAGATATACCTGCGCGACGAAGCATTCAAGGGGAATCCGCCCGCGAAGTATCTGGGGCCTGAAGTCGAGGGCGGCCAGCGGAGAAAGAAGGGTTTTGAAAACCTGCTGCAGCAGAAGGGCATGATGCCGTCGGGCGAGTTCGCGGTCGCCGGCCGCGGCGCGAAGCTGGATGCCTACGGAAATGTGCCCGGCAAGACGATCACTACGATCCTCTCGCAGCTGGGCGCGCAGAGCGACCGCTACCAGAACCAGACCCCCAACAGCATCGCGCGCCGGCGCGCGCGGGCGCCACGTCGTGGTGGCGACTACTTCGCGCTCACCAAGAGGCGCGGGAAGCTTCTGCCAGGCGTCTACGAGCGCATCGAGACCGGATTCGGGAGCGCGGTGCGCAGCGTTCTGATCTTCACCCCGCGCGCGACCTACCGGAAGCGCTACGACATCTTCGGCCTTGCCGAACGGCAGTGGGAAAAGCTCATGCCGTTCTATTTCGGCCGCGAGCTGGCGAAAGCCGTTCAATCACCCCGGAGGCGATCGTGAGCCAACGCGACTTTCTCCGGCAGTTCGATGCGCTTGCCCTCTCCGCTTTTTCTGCGGCGGGAATCGCTGACGCTGGCAACTACTACGCGCCAGGCAGCACCACGGCGCAGCCCTGCACGGTGACGATCGACCGAGACGTCGTCGACTACGGCGACGACGGTGCGGCGGTCAGCACTCCGAAGACGCTGGTGGCATTTCAGCGTGCCGAAGTGGAGCCCGTGCGCGGGGGCCGGCTCGTCCTTCCTAGGGAGACATTCGTGCTCGATAAGCGATTCAAGCAGGACGAGTCACGCAGCCAATGGGTGGTGGCCAATGGATAGCCCACGCGAGCTGTTGCGAGCAGCCGTCGCCGCGAACCTGCGGCGTATTCGTCAGGAGGACGGCTACCAGACCGATGCCGGCGCCGCCGTGACACTGGAACCTGGCCAGGTCGACGACAGCGCCGACGCCGTGCTGACTCCGGTAGTGCTCAAGCAGGAGCGTTCTCAGGATGCAGCGGTGGCGAAGACGCATCGTCTTACCAAGTTGGGCGTGCTCGCCAAGGTGCCGGCCGCCCTCGGCGAGGCACAGGCCCGGCTCGACGCGATCGTCAGCGATGTCGAACAGGCGATGGCGGACCGCCAATCCACCTATCCCGCTGGCATCCAGTTCCCTGTCTACGTCTCCATGGAGCCGGTGAAGCCCGAGGCGGGCATGGGCTGGACCGGGGCCCTGATCACCTACCAATCCCACATCCCAATCAAGTAAGCGCCGCGCCGCGGCGATCAACACGAGGAGCACCCGATGGAAAACTACGCATACCTGGGCAGCGGCAAAATCAAGATCCGTGAGTACGCCGCCGCTGCACCCCTCGTGGACGTGGGCAACTGCAGCGCGCTGACGATCAGTCCCCAGACCAACGACATCACCCTGGCCGACCACACGGTGCCTGGCGGAGGCAACTATGCGTCTGTCAACCGTGTCACCGGCGTCAACATCGCCTACACGTTCCACGACTTCATCGGCGAGAATTTCGCGCGCGCCCTGCGCGGTAGGGTGACCAATGTGCCGGCCGGAGCGGCTCCCGATGAAGATGTGGTCGCGTACAAGGGCGGCTACGCGACGCTGAAGAAGATCCCGAGCGCGATCACCGAGGTGACCAACCAGGCCGGCACCACGACCTACGATCCGGGCGACGATTACGACCTGGTCGACAACATGCTGTACATCCCGGCAGGCAGCTCGATCCCGGCACCCGTGGCTGGCGCGCCCAACCTCAAGGTCACCTATTCGTACGCCGAGCAGGAAGTGACCGAAGCGCTGGTCGACCCGTCCAAGAACTACGAGTTGGTCTTCGCCGGGCTGAACGAGGCGCGCAGCGGCAAGGCCGTGGAGATCATCTGCCACAAGGTGAGCGGCGGCATGCTCAACGAACTGGCCGCGATCGCCGACGAGTTCGGCGGCGGCGAGGTCACCGGCGCACTGCAATCCGATGGCAGCAAGTCCGGCGTCGGCGTGTCCAAGTACTTCCAGGTGCGAATCGTCAAATGACTGACGCACTCGACGTGATCTCGCCGAAAGCGTTCGCCGTGGAGTACCGCGGCGAGCGCTTGGAGTTGACGCCCCTGACGGTGGCGGAGCTGCGTGCGTTCATTGACGCCGCGCAGCCGGTGATGCCGGCCCTGCAGTTGCTGGCCAACGGAGAGGGAGCGCGCGAGGTTGCCGTATTCGCCGACGTACTGCTGGATTTCGGTGAAGAGCTCGCAGCTTTCGCAGCGGTCGGCGCGCGGCGGAGCAAGGAGTGGATCCAGGGCGAGCAGTCCATCCCGGCGTTCATCGCGCTCGTCGGGAAGGTCGTCGAGGCCAACATCGATTTTTTTCACCTGGCCGTGCAGAGGTACCTGCGCGCGGAGGCAACCAGCGGCAGTGGGGCTGGGAAGACTCCATGCAGTTCCTCATCGGACACGGCCACAGCCTCGAAGCCATCCGCGGATACACCCTCTTCCAGTTGAAGCAGTTCACCGCGGCTGCGCAGCGGCAAGAGCGGCGGCAGCTGCGCGACCGGCTCGTGGTCGCGCGTGCAGCCCAGTACGAGAAGAGCGACTACAAGAAGTTCATGCAGGCTCTGGAGGATTGAGTGAGTAGCAGCGCCAACGCCGCATCCCTGCGGGTCCGCATTTCGGCCGACCTTGCTGACATCAAGCAGGGCCTGGCCGTGCTGCGCGGCGATCTGTCGTCCCTGAAGAAAACCGCGGAGGCCAGCATCCCGAGCTTGGGCGGCTGGACCGGCGGTCTGAAGGCGGTGCGAAATCAGGTCCTCGGCCTGGCCGCGGCCTACGCATCGATCGCAAGCCTGCACACGCTTGGGGATATGGCGGACGAGGCCACGGCGCTGCGCGGCCGGGTGCGATCCGCCAAGGGTGACTACGAGGGCATCCTGAAAGTGGCCCAAGACACGCGTACCGGGCTGACCTCCACGGTCGACCTGTATGCCCGCATGGAGCGCAGCACTCGTAGCCAGGGGCTATCCCAGCAGCGCCTGCTCAAGTTGACCAATTCGGTCAATCAGGCGATCAAGCTGTCGTACACCTCGACTGGTGCTGGTGAAGCAGCTGTGATGCAGTTCGGCCAAGCGCTGGCCTCCGGCACGCTGCGCGGCGACGAGCTCAACTCGGTGCTGGAGCAGACGCCCCGCCTCGCGGAGGCTATCGCCTCGGGTTTGGGGATATCTGTCGGCCAGCTCAAGCAGTTCGCGCAGCAGGGCAAGCTGACCACCGATGTGCTGATCAAGGCGCTGGAATCCCAGTCCGGCGTGCTCGAAAAGGAGTTTGCGGCGATGCCGCAGACCATCGGCGATGCGATGACGCAGCTGCGCAATGCGTTCCTGGACTACGTGGGCGACGTGGACCAGTCGACCGGCGCGAGTCAGCAGTTCGCTGCTGCCATTCGAAAGGTTGCATCGGACCTGCCGCGATACCTCGATCCGCTGCTGGCGGTGTCGGCAAAGCTGGTCGAGAACTTTGACACGCTGGCGGTGGCGGTGGGCACGTACTTTGCCGTGCAGGCGGTCGCCGCGGCGGTGTCGGGTGTCACGGCGCTGATCCGGGGCCTTGCCGCGCTTCGGACGGCGATCGTCGCGGCAGAGCTCTCGGCGGTCGGTCTGCGCGCCGCCCTCGCAACCATGGGCGGGCCGATCACCCTGGCGATCGCCGCGCTGACCGCCGGCATCTACTACTTGTACCAGCGCACCCAGGACGCCAAGCGCGCCGCCGAGGAACACACGGCCGCGCTGGAGGCCAACAAGAACATGGCACTGGCGAGCCGGGACGCCGCACTTGCAGACGCGAAGGCGAAGCGGCAGCAGGCGGCGGACACGCTCAAGGCGGCCAGGGCGGCATTCGAGGAGGCACGCTACAAGTCCCAGGCGGTCGGCACGGACATCGGCGGCGGCGGCCCGATGGGCATGCCCCGAGCGAGCATGGGCGACGCCGACGGCAATGTGCAGGCGATGCGTGGCGCCATGCTCTCTGCGGCCCAGCAGCTGGACGACTGGGACAAGCAGATCAAGGCACTCGAGAGCGCGACTGTCGATTCGGTCGGCAAGACCGCCGCCGCTGCCGTCACCGGTACTGGGAAGGCCATCGCGGCGTCCAACGCCCTGACGCGGGATGAAGTGCAGCGCCAGCTGAAAGCGCTGGATCAGATGTATGCCGATCATCTAGTCGGCATCAAGAGCTACTACGCGCAGCGTGAGCAGCTGCAGAAGCGCGCGATCGATCTGGAGATTGAGCAGGCGCGCGCCGAGCTAGCTGTCACCGCTGCAAAGAACGGCGCCAACGGACAAGACAGCAGCACCGTTCTGGAGAAACGCAGGAGCCTTGAAGAGAAGATACTCACGCTGCAGCGCGACCGTGCCGAGATCGGCGTCAGTGGCGCGCGGGAACAGAAGGCCGCGGAAGAGGAACTCGCGAAGTCGCTGGAGGAGATCTATGTCCGCCAGCTGGAGCAGCAGGGCAAGCTGGCTGCTGCTCGCCGCGCGGAGCTGGAGGCCCAATACAAGGATCTCAAGGCCAAGCTTCTGGCGGGGGGCGACCTCGATGGCGTGGCGCGGGTCAACCTCTACATCGATACCCAGATCGCCAGGACACAGCTGGACCAGTTCGCGACGCAGGCATCGGCCACCGCGTCGCAGTTGCGCGCTGAGGAATCCGCGGTCTCGGCCCAGATGGAGGCTGGCACCTTGGGGTACGTGCAGGGCGAGCAGCGGCTGGAGGCCATACGGCAACAGGCGCGGGCGACGCTGGCGAAACTGCTGGCGGATCAGCGCGCCTATCTGGCGACGCTCGACCCCAGCAGTTCGGAGTACGCCCAGGCCTTCACCGGGATGGCGCAGATCCAGACCGATCTCGCCAACATCGACGCGTCGCTGAACCAGACGCGGCAGGGCTTTGAGGACAGCGGCTACAACGCGGTGACCAAGTTCCTAACCAACCTGCGGGAGGGGTCGATGACGGCGGCGGATGCATTCCGCCAGCTCGTCGCGGACTTCGCGGCCGGTGTGGCGGACATGTACAGTCAGACCCTTGGCAAGCAGGCGATCAGCGCGGTCAGCAGCCTGTTCGGCGCCAGTGGGGACGCCTCCGCTGATGCAGCCGCTACCGCGGCGACCACGGCTACCGCGGCGGCTACTGCCGGGACTGCGCTCACGACGGCTTCGGCGAGCGCGGCGAGCATCCTGACCACGGCCGGCACCACGCTGGCCGCCACGATCGTGGCCGCGGCGCAGAGCGCGGCGGCCACGCTGGCCGCGGCCAACTCCACCAGCATCCTCGGCGCTGCCCACGCCGGCGGCGTCGCGGGATCCTTCACGATGTTCCGCTCCGGGATCAACCCGGCGATTTTCGCGGGCGCGCCTAGGTATCACACCGGTGGCGTCGCCGGGCTGACGTCGAAAGAGGTGCCGGCGATCCTCGAGCGAGGCGAGACCATCCGGACGCGCCAGCAAGAGAGGGCGCTGCAGGCTCGCCAGGCGGACGGGCAGGGTAGTCGTAGGGTGACGACGCCCATCGTTGCCATCGGCGACGACGCTGTCGCCAATGCCATGGCCGGGGCCGCGGGCGAAGACGTCGTGCTCACCCACGTGCGCAATAACTGGGGTGGGCTGTCGCGTGGCTGAGCCGGCGCCCTTCGTGTTCGCTGTCGGTGGCGAGGCCTCCGAGTCCCTGGAGTGGCTGACGGACGTCACTCAGGCCGAGGCGACGGGAGGGGAGCAGCGTCGCCGGCTTCGCACCGCGCCGCGCGTGGTGCTCGCCTTCGACGGCCTGCAGAGTGGCCAGCTTCGCCGGTGGCTCGAGAACGCGTTGCACTCGCACGGAACCGGCCCGTGGGACTTTCCTCTCCTGGGCGATACGCTGGTGCTGGGCGACGGTGTCGAGGCGGGTGCCACGTCGCTGCCCGGCGATGCGTCGCTCCTGCGCTTTGCGTCTGGGGGGCGCGCGTTAATCTGCGCCGGGAATCCCCGCGAAGCGGAGGTTGTCTCGATCGACGCGGTCGGGGCCTCTGGCATCACCCTTTCCGCAGGCACAGAAAGGGCCTGGGGCGTTGGCGCGCTGGTGCGCCCTCTGTACGCCGGTCGCTTCGACGGCATGCCTCAACTCGCGCGGTTCACCGGCGATAGCGTCTCCTACAGCGCCGAGGCGCGGCTCGACGACGTGATGAGCGTCGGTTTCTCGCATGGCATGCCGATCTATCGCGGTTACCCGGTCCTGGAAGCCTTTGTGGATTGGACTTCCGATCCGGAGTGGACGCCTGCGCGACTGACCACCACCGCCGATGAGGATACCGGCCCGGTCTACGTCGCGGATGTGCCGGGCGTTGCGATGCCCGAGCTGACGGTGCAGATGTCCGCCACCAGTCGTGCCGAGATAGCGGCCTTCCTCGGTCTGCTTTGGACGATGTGCGGCCGCTGGCAGCCGGTTTGGGTGCCGTCGAAGGCGCTCGATCTAGTCCTGGTCGAAGACGTGAGCGCCGGCGATGTGGTGCTGGCTGTCGAATGGTCAGGACTGGCCGACGCCGGCTTGGCGGAGCACAGAAAGGACATCCGCATCGAGCTTCACGATGGGGCGGTCTTCTATCGGCGCGTGACAGCGGTGGCAGAAGCTGGGGCCGAACAAGAGGTGGTTGCACTGGACAGCGAGATAGAGGTCGCCTTCGGCGTCCAAGATGTCGCGGCGATCAGCTTCATGGCGTTGATGCGCCAGGACGCCGACACCAACAGGCTGAACTGGTTCGATGACCGGACGGTGCAGACCGAGATGACGCTGAAGGCGGTCCCGCATGGCCTTTGAGTTTTTTGAGCTGAGCCGCTGGCTGGGGCGTCCGGAGCACCTGTTCGTGTTCGCCCTGCAGAACCGAATCTGGCGCTACTGCAGCGGGGCCCAACAGGTGGTGTTCGACGCGGGGAAGCCGAACGAGAAGATCTACCTGCCGGCGGCAATCAGCCGCAGCAAGATCGTCGAGAGCCCAGAGCGGAAGAAGAACAACATCACGATCAAGATGCCATACCTGCTCGATCCGAACGCTGTGGACAAGCCGGTTACCCAGCCCTTCGGCGACATCTGGCGACCATATCCCCCGTCTGGCATCGTGTCGGTGACGTGCCTGGCTTACCACGTTAACGACCCGGACCTACAGACAACCGTCGAGTGGTCCGGCCGCGCGGCGCAGCCCAAGTTCACAGACACTGCCTTGGAGCTGACGTGTGAGCCGACCAGTGGTCACTCGACGACGACCGGCAATGGCGGAGTCTGGTCGCGCGGTTGCCAGGTGGTGCTGTATTCGCAGGGCCTGGGCATGTGCAACGTCGATCCTGCGCTGCATGCCTTCGCCGCGACGCTTATCTCGGTCAGCGGGTTGATGCTGAAGGCGGCCGCATTTGCGGCGAGCCCCAAGAACCTCGAGGGCGGCTACATCGAGTGGACGAGCGCGAGTGGAGTCGTCGAGCGACGGGACATCATGGCGCACACCGGAGATGCCATCGTCGTCAACTACGGCGCCGGCGACCTCGCGCCTGAGTTGGAGTTGATCGCGCTGCCTGGATGCCCGCACAACTGGGACGGGTGCGAGAGCTTTGACAACACGGACAACTACGGCGGCTGCATGTACTTGTCGGGCAAGAACCCCTTCGGCGGGTTCCCCGTATGGTGAGGCGCACGATGCTGCAGCAATGGGTCTACGTGTGGACCTGGCGATCGCGCTATTGGTGGATGGACACTAAGGGCGGGTGGTGGGCGCATCTCGCCCTGGCCGCGCTGCTCGCCGCAGTCTCCGCGCATCAGGTCTGGCTACTTGCCCATGCTCCGCTGCCCACGCTCAACGAGCCGCAGAAAGCATTCGTGTGGTGGGTGCAGCTGATCATCATGATCGTGGCGGCGCTCGTCAGCTACGCCCTGACTCCCAAGCCTGGGGAACAGAAGGCGCAGACAGCGTCGCGCCCGACTGTCGAGGATGGCCAGGGTCAGCGCAAGCTCTACGGGACCCGGTGGATTGACGATTCGATCGTCCTGGGGTGGAAGCAAATGAAGACCACCAAGATCAAGAAGTCGGGCAAGAAATGATCGTGACGATGGAACACTTCCGTACGATTCCAGGCCTGTCGCCGCGCGCCGGGCTGTGCGCCCGTGGCGGGCGGGATTGGTTCGCCCGGCAGGAGTTGGACTGGGGGGACTTCGTGCGTAACGGGATCGACGACAGCGTGCTGCGCGCCACCGGCGACGGCTTGGCCATCGCTTTAGCGGACTGGGCTGCAGCCGAGGAGGCCGCACATGGGAAGTAAGAAGCAAACCGTCGGCTACTGGTACTACCTGCTGCTGCACTTCGGACTGGGCCGCGGTGTGCTGGACGCCTTTCTGGCGTTCCGCGGTGGCGACCGCGACGCCTGGACGGGCGAAATGACCCAGAGCGGCACGATCTACGTGGACGCGCCGAACTTGTGGGGCGGAGAGAAGAGCGAAGGCGGCATCCAGGGCGAGTGCGACATCATGATGGGCGAGGCGGACCAGCAGCCCAATGCGTACCTCGCCGCGAACCTGGGGAGCAAGCAGAGCGCGTATCGCGGCCGCCCAAGCATTGTCTTCAAGGGGGGCAAGTTCGGCGCGTTCAACCCCTACCCGAAGCCAGCGGCGTTCAAAGTGCGCCGGATCCTCAAGGGCTGGGACAACGACACGCCCTGGTATCCGGAGAAGGCCGTTATCGGCATGCTGCCTGGGAAGTCTCTTGCGCTCTACTTCGCGCTGGACCTCTCCGGCTCAATGAACGACGTGGTGCATCTCAGCGGCACGCGCCTGGATAACGCGAAGATCGCGATCAACGGCGCACTGGACTATCTGCTGACGCGCGTGATCGGGCTCAACGGCGCGCGCGTCGACGTGATGGTGGTGGGCTGGGGCAACGAACCGAGCGAACGAACATCCATCACGCGGCACAACTGCACGGCGGCGGACATCACGGCGATCAAAACCTGGGTCAACGCCCGCACCGCCAGCTATGCCACGTACTTCCCGGCCGGGCTGATGGACTGTGCCCCGTTCTTCGCGGCTGCCGGTAGCGAGATCCAGACCGCCTTCTTCATCACAGATGGCCAGCCGACCACTCTGGGCGGTTCGATGACCGCGCTACAGATCGCCGAGGCCGCCGAGGCCATTGTGCAGACCCTGGTCGGCGTGAAGGTGATCGGGATCAATATCGACCTCGAGCTGAGGACCTACACGAAGTTCGTAGACAACACGGGCAACGACGTGCGCGTCGTATCCGGAGCAGACCCGAATGCACTGACCGCTGCGATCACGGCGAACCTGGGTGGGTTGCTGGCTATGAACGCCGCGCACATCCTCTACGACAGCGTGACCGCTGCAGACATGGCCGGTGAGCCGACCGCGCTGATCAACGACGCCAGCTTCCGTGCGGCTGCCGACAAGCTTTATGCCGAGGGCTTCGGGTTGTGCACGGAGTACGTGTCGACGAATGAGACCGTGGAGGCGTTTCAGCAGCGCATCTGCAATGTCATCAGTGCGCGGCTGAACAAGAGCATCGTCGATGGCCTGTGGTACCTCGACCTCATCCGCGGCGACTACGACATTGACGCGCTGCCGATCCTGACCGACGATGACATTCTTGAGTTCGCCGAGCAGCCTAGTTCGCAAGACGGCGCGGTCAATCAGGTCTCCGTCAAGTGGTTTGACCCGGAGCAGAAGGAGGACCGCACGACGGCCCCATTGCAGGCGCTGGGGGCCATTCGCACGCTTGGCCGGGTGATTGCCGAGACCGTCGACTACAGCGAGATCCCCACCGAGGGCCTGGCGCTTCGCGCCGGCGCTCGCGAGCTGAAGGGCAAAGCGTCCCCGCTGCGGAAGCACGACCTGGTCACCACGCGGGTGGCCTATGCGTGGAGACCTGGTCAGCAGTTCCGCCTGCAGGCACCGAAACGCGGCATCGCCGACATGGTCTGCATGGTCGGCGAGAAGGACAGCGGGGCGCTGAAGTCGGGCGCCATCCGGTTCGATTCGGTGCAAGACGTGTTCGGCATGCCTGATTCGGTGTACGTCCAGCCTGAGCCGGGGGTGGATACGTCCGCGCCCCAGACGCCCAGCGTGATCGCGCTGCAGCGCGCCTTCGAGGTGCCATACGTCGAGCTGGCCGGCACGCTGTCGGCGGCGGACTTGGGCGCGCTGGCTGCGGATGCCGCCTTCCTGGCGGCGGTGGCCACCGATCCGAATGGCGAGCTGAACTACTCCCTCTTCACGACCGCGGGCGGCGACTACGCTGACCAGGGTGTGGGCGAGTGGTGCCCAACCGGAGTCATCACCGCCCCGGCGACGAAGTTCGGGAAGGCCTTCACCCTCACCGACGGCCGGCGGCTGGATGAGGTTGTGGTGGGCTCGGCGGCGCTGTGGGACGACGAGATCGTCCGCGTTGACGCCCTCAACGTGGCCACCGGCGCGATCACCCTGGGTCGTGGCTGCGCGGACACCGTTGAGGCGCCGCACGCGGCCGGCTCGCGCATCTGGTTCTATGACTCCGACGCGGCAGCAGATCAGACGGAGTACACGGACGGCGAGACCGTCAGCGCGAAGCTGCTGCCCAACACAAGCAGCCAGCAGCTGGCGTTGCCGCTCGCGACTGCACTGCCGGTGAGCATGCATGGCCGGGCAGCGCGCCCGTACCCGCCCGCCGATCTGCGCGTTAACGATGACCCCGCGCCGGTGGATCCGGTTACGGATGCTGTAGTGATCACGTGGAAGCATCGCGATCGTTTGCTGCAGGCCGATCAGTTGATCGATTCTGCAGCGGCGTCGATTGGTCCGGAGCCGGGCACGAGCTACGCGCTGAAGGCTTATGTCGATGGGACTGCCATCTACGAGCTGCCCGGCGTCACGGGTTCGACCGTGACCCTCGGGTCGGCTGAGCTGGGAGATGCGAGTGCGCATGTGCTCATTCGCGTCACGGCGGTCCGCGACGGCCTAACCAGCTTCCAGTCCGCTGAGGTCGAGTTCGACATAGCGCAACTGCCTAGCGGCCCCATCGATTTTGTGTTCCCACCGGACACCTACACGCCGCCCTCCGGCAGCGCGGCACTTTTTGAGTACTAGACATGGCAGCCATTGCGCTACTGACCGAAGATGTTTCACATGGGGGGCCGACCGGTGTCCGAACCCTGCTCCAAGGGCTTGGTCACACGGTGACGTTGCTCGCGGACACCTCGACATCGGCCACCGTCTCTGGCTTGGCGGCCTATGACCTGGTCGTATTTGTCCGGGCAAGCTACCAAGCATCCGGGGCAACGCTTGGCACGTTGGTGCACGATCTCTTGACCTCTGGGAAGCCGGTGCTCTTCGGCTATGTCCGGAATGGCTCCGACAGCAACGTATGGGGGGATGTACCTACGGTTCCGCTGCAGGCTGCTGGGCTTGTAGAGGTCGTCAACGCCGGGGTTACTGGCCTTGGGCGACTTTACGTGCCATATGCATATTCTTCGGTTGGGTTGACCGCTGGGAACTACCAAATTGCAAACGCGACGGAGTATTGCTCGCTGGTAGTCCCATACCCGTTGTCCGGTGCGCTGACGCTTGGCTATATGACGAATTCCACTGCGGCGGGCGCAGACGGCCCTGCCTGGGCACAGCCAGTGCTGCAAGTATGGGAGGTCGGGACGAAGTTGGTTGACGGATCGTTGCTGGCTTCGCGCTGTGCCCACGCGGGTTTCCTTTACGGCCGCGCCCAGACGAGCCTCACGACCGATGGAGCCAATATTTTGTCGTCGCTGATAGCCTGGCTGTTGGGTGCCGGCTCCGGCAGCGGCGGAGCCAAGGTGACCGGGACGGTGAAGACCAGCGCAGGCGCGGGCCTGTCGCGTACCGTCCGTGCGTACCGCCATGACACTGGTGCCTTGGTCGGTACTGCGACGAGCGACGCTTCCACCGGAGCGTTCGAGATCACTGTACCGAATACGCAGATCGATGTTGTAGCGGATGGCAGCACAGCTGACACGCAAAACTCGAAGATCCTGGCGCGAGTAGTTCCAACCCCCACGTGACCCCTGATGCGAGCGCGGCAATGCAGGGCAGGTAGGAAAATCCCGACCGCCCGATGCGGCGGCCGCTGATACTGCGGGGATGCCGCGCGCCGCGATACTGTATCTGCCGGCCGCGGGCGCCAGTGAGGCCGCTCAACCCGTGAGGCGCCTGAGCAGCGCCAGGCCGGCATCAATCAAGGGCGACCGGCTCCAGGCCATGCTCAATCGCCGCGCACGCGAGGAGCAGGACACGCGGAGCCTCGCGCGGCTTGCCGTCGAATCCGGAGCCGCGCTCCTGCTCCTGGTATCCAGATAGGCTCATGCCCAGTGCCTGAGCTGCAGCCCGCTGAGACAGGCCCATGCGTGCGCGCCAAGCTGCGATGGGTGTGGCACTAGTCATACGGCCCGCAAGCCTGGGTGCCGGCTTGCCCATGCCCATGCGACGCATCGCTCCAGATCGCCAAGCCACTCGATTGCATCTGGATGGGCAACCAGCACGGGATAGGGCACCACGGCGCACCACGGCGCAGCCGGCATTGATAGGCCGGCGATCACGTAGGGTTGCGTGCGCATCAGCATGTCCCACAGGGGCGGCGCACTGCGCGATCGCGGCGCAACGCCGAACGTCGCCAGGGCAACGGGCTTGCCGATGTTGGGATCTGGTCCATACACCGTCACAACGAGCGCCCCATCCTGCTGCAGGGCCAGCGCGGAGCAACCACCAGGCAGCCACGGGAGCGGTGTCCGCTGCCCTGTGGCCAGCGCATCAGCCAGCCAGGGCACGAGGGTTGCCAAGGCCGCATCCGATACGTCGGCACGCTGCTGGCGCGCAATGTGCCCCGTGGTCAGGGTGATGTGGGCGATATAGTGCAC